CGCCTATGGAGAGTACAAGAACTTGTGAGTAGATAGATATTTATATCATCAAAAGCATACTCGTTGAAGTAGGAATGAAACATAGAAGTTTATAACTTTTTATAAGTTTTCAGTAACGGTGTTTTTATGGCTGATAATACCATTGATACCCTTGATATACAAATAAACAGTAGTACCAGGAACGCTACAAAAGCATTGGGAAATCTGGCTAAAAAGTTAAAGGATGTTGACACAGCACTGGGGAACGTCAATACTGGTGGGCTTAGAAACTACGCTCGTGAAATTGGAAGAGTATCAGCAGCCTTACAGACATTAAACAAAACAAAAGTTAGTGTGCCGGACTTATCTGGATTAACCGGTCAGCTTCGGAGCTTGTCAAAAGTTGACTTTACGACGCTTGGAGCGAGTACGAAATCTTTGCAGAATCTGGCTGCTGGATTAAGTTCTTTAAAAGGTGCTTCTAATGTTTCAATTCCAAAGATTGATACAAAAAACGTCAAGTCAGCAGTAAACGCTATTCAAAAATTTCAAGAAATTGATGCTGTGAAGATGCAGCCCGCAATAACCGGTGTTGGAAAAATTTCTAGCACCATGAACGCTCTTAACGGAATGAACTTCAAGGATTCTAAAATCACGAATGTTATCAATTCCTTAAGCAGACTTGCGATGGCAGATATGAGCGGATTTGACACTTCAAAGATGGGAGAAATCATCAAAAGCATCGACAGCTTAAATGATATTGAGGATGTATCTTCCAGTGTCAACCGGTTTGTAGGTTCACTGGCGAGACTTGCTAATGCTGGAGGAAAAGTAGACCAGTCAGCAGAAGGCTTAAAAAAACTCGGAAAGAGTTTGAGAAAAGTTGTTAATGGTATGCTGTTTACAATAAAGCCCTCAGAATCCATAAACATGTTTGTGCAATCCATTTCACGGTTAGCGAATGCAGGTGACAAAACCGGTAAAACTGCATCGCAATTAGGAAATCTAGCCACAGAAGTAAAGAAGTTCTTTGCCGCCATGCAGAACGCTCCACAGATCAGTGAGAATACGCTGAGAATGACTGAAGCCCTCGGGCAGTTGGCGACGGCCGGTGGAAAAGTAGGAACTGCTACGAACACTGTGGTCAATTCCTTTAACAAGCTTTCCTCTATCGGTTCAGGGCTTTCTTCGTTACTTGGTGGAGTAGCAACAAAAGCAAAGAGCGGACTGGGATTTCTGGCAGCCGGAATCTCTAGTCTGGTCAATAGGAGTAGTGGACTGAAAACAGCATCTTTCAATGTGGGTTCTTTCATTAAGACCGTCCTTGGATTCAAAGCGGCTTCAGCTGTAATGAACAAATTCAGCGAAGCCATGGGTGGAAAAGGAATCCTTGAGATTGGTTCTGATATCGCTGAGGTCGAGAACGTTGTAGATGTTGCTTTTGGAAGCATGGCAGATCAGGCATACAAGTTTGCATCTACGGCGACAAAACAGTTTGGATTATCGGAACTGGCAGCAAAGAACTACTCCGGAACCATGATGGCGATGCTGAATGCTTCTGGCGTGGCGCAGGAATCCGCTGCGAAGATGTCAACAACTCTTGCGGGATTAGCCGGAGATTTGGCATCTTTTTACAACATTGATACTGATACCGCCTTCTACAAAATCAGGGCGGGTATTTCGGGTAGATATTTTGCCCCTTGCAGTCGAAAGGCTGCATAGAAAATCGAGCAAAATCGGGGAAAGCTAAATTGATTATCAACATGCTAATCCCGAGGTAAGCGGTCAGATTACTAACGGCTGACTGCCACCGTAACGCGTAGGAGCTGAATAAATATAATGCTCCCAAGAGTGTTCGACACGATTGATAAAGTCAATCCACTATTAAATATAGCGCCTAACGTTATACGAGGGTGAAAAGGTACGCTGAACCGGGGATGAATCAACATCCCATAATGCGAGGAAACTCCCGGAAGTATCGGATAAAAAGCCGGTACGGTAACAAATTGGAAATTGAGCCTTTAAAACAGCTCGGAATAAATCTTTCGATCGCCAACTTACAAGAATATGCACTGTCACAAGGCATTACAACAGCCTATAATTCCATGACACAGGCACAAAAAACAATGCTGCGCTATAACTACATCATGTCAGTTACAAGTGCGCAGCAGGGAGACTTCGCCAGAACAGCCGGTAGACTATGTGCCGCCTGATGTAGTAATACATCAGTGAAAATCGGGTAAAGTCGGTAAAGGTTAAGTTGACTTAATACGAACATATTATATTTACAGGATAAGTCAATAAGTTAATACCGAGATAAGGCTATAGAGCAAAAGCTATAGCACATTGTAGAGCGTAGGGATTGAACCTAGGCTCTTTTTTATTAAAGAGTTTAGAATATAATATCCCCAAGAGTATCCGACATCCTTATGGGATGAAAATGTACGCCGAACTTATAGGAAACTATAAGAACTATAGGATAAAAAGCCTATAGGATAACATTAATTGACATATGCAAACCAAGTACGTCTCCTTACTATGAACATCCAGTCCCTTGCATCTGTTATCGGACAGGGCTTAATCGCAGCAGTTCTTCCGGGAATCCAAGCTCTTAATGCCTTGATGTCAAAACTTATGCAGGCTGCGGAAACATTCCGCAACTTTATGTACGTTCTGATGGGCAAAAAAATCAAGGGATCCACAAGCGGGGTCGTAAACGATCTTGCCGGACTGGAAGATTCCTCAGCAGACCTTAGCGGATTACAGGATGCCGGAGATGCAGCAGCTTCTGGGCTGGACGATGCTACTTCGTCAGCAAAAGCTCTGAAAAAAGCTCTTTCTGTTCTTCCGTTTGACGAACTGAATCAGCTCACAGATAATTCTAGTTCATCTGGTTCAACATCTGGTACCGGAAAGGGTAAAACTGGAACCGGTACAACGCCTTCATTGGGTCTTGGCGGAATCACAAACCAGATAGACGATGCTCTGAACAAAGAAGAAACCCCTATCAATAAATGGGCCGAAAAAATTCGCAAAGCTTTTCTCAACCATGACTGGGAAGGACTTGGAAAGACTATTGCAGATATGCTTAATATCGGAATCCGGAAGATTTACGATGTTATTAGTTGGAGCAATGTAGGTCCGAAAATCTCTGCATTTTGTAATGCTTTTACTCGATCTTTTAACAGTCTTGTTGAAAATATTCACTGGGATAGATTAGGGCGTACTGTCGGTGCCGGTATCAACACTTTGGTCAACACCTTTGAGCTTCTGATTGGCCCGGGTGGCATTGACTTCGTAAACATTGGTAACAAACTGGCAACTGGGCTTCGTGGAATGATTGACGAAGTTAACTGGCCAAACCTTGGTCAAGTCCTTGGCAGTGGTTTTATGATAAGCTGGAATATTCTGGACGGTTTTGTTCAGAAAATGTCTAAAGAGAATAATGCCGGTCTGACTGGTTGGGAACAGTTAGGAACTGCAGTTGCCGATGCCATGAATGGAGCTTTTGGCAGAATTTCATTCTCCAAAATAGCAACTACGATTGCGACCGGATTAAACGGTGCATTTAGGACATTGGCTGCATGGACGCAAAAATTCAACTGGGACGAACTGGTAAACAATATTTCCAACGGAATCAATACTTTTATTGGAAAGTTTAAGTGGCAAGAGAACGGAACATCCTTAAACACTTTCATCACAAACTTACTGGACGCTCTGGTTGATATTGCAGCAACAACAGACTGGGAGTCATTCGGAAGAGGTATCGGACTATTCCTTAGCCAGATAGACTGGGGAAGTCATCTAAAGGATTTAGCCACAGTATTAGGGGACGTTTTGGGCGGAATCTTTTCCGGCTTAGGAGAAACTACAGCTGGTAAGTTTGTAGTTGCATTTGCCGGTGTAGGATTGGTGTCAAAAGCCGATACCTTGGTGTCATCTATTTTAGTTGCTATGGGAAAACTGCCGACTGGAGCCAGTGCTACGGCAACATTACTGGGAACAGCACTCAGCAAAATAGCGACTGCATTTTCAACAAGTACATTAGGCACAGCTGTTGGGGTTTACGCTCTGGAAGCTGTTGACAAGTTGAAAGCGATCCCGACTACCATAGCAACACAGATTGCGCCAAAAATCCTTGAAGTTATAACTACCAAACTTTGGCCGGCTGCAACTGCCTTCGCTGGTTCAATTGGAACTTGGATTACAGGAACTTTTGCACCAGCTATGGCAACAGCGTTTTCTACATTGGGCAGCGTACTATTCAGCCCGATAGGTTTAGCTGTTATCGGAGCTGTTGTCGGTGGATTTCTGCTGTGGCAAAATTGGGATACCGTTACGGAATTTGCCGGTAAAGCTAAGGAAGCAATAGAAAATGCGTTCAGCACTGCCGGAACCTGGCTTTACGCACATGGATCAAACCTTATCAATGGACTTTACAACGGTGCCAAAAACGTGATTTCCACTGTTGGAACATGGCTTAAAACAAACATCTCGGACCCTATTATCAACGGTATTAAAAACCTTTTTGGTATTCATTCTCCGTCTACGGTTTTTGCTGAGATTGGCGGGTATTTGATATCTGGACTGAAACAGGGAATCTCTGACAGGATTGGAAGCGTGATTGATACGTTCACAAACATTAAGAACACTGTAACCGGCGTGTGGGACGCTATTAGTTCAAATACCAAAACAGCATGGGATTCAATTGGTTCGAAAATTAAAGGAGCTTGGGATACCATTACTGGACAAACTGAAATCGATTCTGCATCCGCAGCTACAAGTGCTGAAAAATCCTTCAGCCGTGTAAGCACATCTGCGACAAAGAACTGGGGCAACTCTTCCCGTGAAGTAACCAAAAATGTCCGCCAGATGAAGGTTGATGCAAGTACGGAACTCGGCAGAATGGACGAAACCGTCCGCAGCCACTTTGGAAGCCAGTACAGAATCGCTCTTGGCAAATGGCAGAATCTTGGAAGGGATATTTCTTCTTACATCCGGGGAACCATGAACTCAAGCATTGGCGGTGCGATCAACGGTATAGTTAATACAATCAGTCGAAATTTCGGAGATATGTACAGTATCGGGCAAACGGCTATGCAGAATCTCCGAAACGGCATGGAGTCAATCAACATCAGGACTCCACATATTTCTATGGATTATACTGATTGGCAAGAGGGACAGACCCACAAGTGGCGGTACAATTCGAGAGTTGACTGGTACGCCAAAGGCGGTCTTTTCAATGCTGCATCCGTGATTGGTGTCGGTGAAGCTGGAAAGGAAGCGGTCCTTCCATTGACCAACAAGCAGGCCATGAAGAGCATTGCTGACAGCATTACCGGAAACATGCCGGACGGAAGTATCGGGCTAGGTAAGGAAGAAATGACACAGGCGGTAACACAGGGTGTCGCTATGGCAATGATGAACATGAACACCGGTGGGAACTCATCTCCACAGTACATTTCCAACACGATCAATCTGGACGGACGTGCTATTGCGAAAGCGGTCACAAAAGCCCAGAACGACAATAACCGGCGGAAAAACCCTAGCCCAGCGTGGTAAAAACCATTGCCATTTCTGCCGAATTGCGGTATAATAAATGAGTAACAAGTAACACCTATATCTTGTTATATTGTGCGAAAAAACAAAATATTGAGCAGACTTAAGATGATATTTATTTGGGTTGAAACAGTGACCCGTTTTCCGTGATACCGTCTTGGAGTCTGCTCTTTTTTGTTTTACAGAAGGGGATGAAGCAAATGAAGCCATATGGATTAGTTGACAGAAATATTATACTCAACAAAAATCTATCGTTGGAAGCAAAAGGAATATACGGCATATTGATGAGTCTTGATGGAACAGACTTTGAACTGGATGAAATCTGCGAATGTGTTTCAGAGGGCAAAGAAGTTGTCGGAAAAGCTTTAAACGAATTGGTAAATCATGGATTTATTTCATTCGAAAAATAATACGGTAAAACCAACAGGCTAGACCGATCATCGAAAAGCGGAAATGCCTTGCCGCCTGCCTGTTGATTTACATACATTTCAAGGCATCTTATATACGAAAGGCAGGTATTTTTCTATGAAGTTTAAGGAACAATCCAAAAGTCTTAATATTCCAGTGGCAAGAGAACCTATTATATATTTTTTGCTGAATGGCGATGAAGTAGTTTATGTTGGACAGTCAATAACGGGACTTTGCCGACCTTATAGTCATTCCGATAAACAGTTTGACAATGTTTCAATTATTAGGTGTAAAAAAGAAGAATTGGATGATTTAGAAATATTTTACATTAGGAGATATATGCCAAAATACAACAAAAGATGTATTGACGGTTCAAAAGATTTTTCTTTTTTAAAGGTTAAGGAAATCATCAGGAAAAATACTAATTTTGAACAATGCACGATTTTTGACATCAAAAGAATGATGAAAGTTATTGGGATTAAGGCATATGCGGTAAGAGATATGTTTTATATTTCAGCCGATGATACTGAAAAGCTTGTAGAATATACTAATAATCATTTTGATGGATACAAGCTGGTGATAAATTAATTGGTAAATTCAGTAGGCTAGGGTAGCTCCCGAAAAGTGTAAACCTTGATGCACCTGCCTACTGTTTTTATAAATCAAGGATTCTGGCATATTATGGAGATGCCAATGACCAACAAGGAGGTTATTTATTATGGACAAAGAGTTTAATTATCCAAGAGATTTTAAAGGAGTATGGATCCCGAAACAGGTTTTTCTTGATGAAAGATTAAATGCGATTGAAAAATTGATTCTGGCAGAAGTCGACAGTCTTGATGTAGAAGGAAGCGAAGGATGCTTTGCGAGCAATGAATATTTAGCAAAATTCTGCCAATGTAGTGTGACAAAAGTTTCTACTTCTGTCTCCAAGTTAATAAAACTTGGATATCTTTATGTGCTTAAAAATGACGGAAGAAAAAGGTACTTAAAGAGTAGACTTTCAAATTTTGAAAGTCAGGAATTTAAAAACAGTAATTCAGACACGTCAAATATGAAACAAAGTAATAATAATTATAAATACAGTGTAGATGATATAGATAAAGACTTTATTTTATCAAATAAAGAGAAAAAGACTTTATCAAAGAATGATAAAGGTTCAAAGACTTCTGCTCCTAATAATATTAATATATTAAATATAAATAATATACCTTCACGGACAACTGAGCAGAAGGAAGTGCGCCGTAAGCAAAAACAGAAAAATCGTTCTGAGAAATACCGGGACGAAGATGTACCGCAGATTCTGTACAATAAGTTTAATTCCCTGTATGGTGAACAGGAGAATATTCTGGAAGATCATGACATCTGTCTGACCATGGCAGTTATCGCTTATTACTTCAAACAGTACCGGGCGCACATGGGCGAACAGCATATAATGATTTCTGCCGAATACGTAGATCAGTTCATGGGAGTTATCATTGGCGATGATTCACCACTTCTGAAAGCGGACGTGGAAGAAAAAGATGAACTTCGGTTCTATCAGGACATGATAGATGAGTTTTTTAAATCAGACCTTGGTCAGCGAAATGGAAAAGAGTTTGACCGTCATATCTGGTTGTTCTTCTCAGAGAGAAATCAAGACATTTTGTGTGAACGGGTAAAGCAGAAATGGGATAACCAAGAATACATTGACTAAAGCAAGCCAAAATCCGTTTGAAATACCGTAGGCGATAATTTCCTCACGCAAACGATTCAAATTGATTCGAGCCAAAAACATTACAGTAATTGATTGTAAACTCAACATACAGGAGAAACACATGGACTTCAAAACAAAATACTTTGCTATCTGGCAGGAAGCGTGGGGATTGCACAAGAAATACTGGCGGATTCCACTGGACGAGTCTGAGATGTGGGAACAATTTGCAGTTGAAGCGAAAGCCCTCAGGAGCAGATACGTGGGAATGCCGGAAGAGCATTTCGTGGGGAAACTGATTCTTGCCGTGACAAATGAAGTGGAAAACGTTTCAAAATCATTTAGTGATAATTTCCACAAATAATACGCTAGAATTGATTATAGCTTAAAATAATACAGTAATTAATTAGAAAGCGAGAAAGAAATGAGTAGACTTGGAAAAGAAATGCCGGCAGAATATTCTGATCAGTTTGATGAACTGAGGCAAAACCGGTGTGAAACAAGCTTTTACAAATACGGCACTGCAAAAGATAATTTCGGCGAGAAATTGGTAAATGCCATAGAATCTCATGATATGTGCATCAAAAAATATCTTAAAACCGGCAACACGGAGTATCTTTGCGATGCTGCGAATTATCTGATGTTCGAATTTATGTACCCACAAAAAGACGGTGCTTATTTCAAGGCTACTGATAGTGGTGAAAGTGCCGGAGTAGCAGGAACACCGATAAATCATTTAAAGGAGAAGTGGTAAAATGAAGAAAATCAAAATTATGTTACTTGCAATCTTATGTCTATGTCTTATCGGCGGGACTACAGGATGTGCTCGGATGGACGATGCTATTAATGACATCAAAGGCGATCTGGTTGGAAATGGATATACAATCCATACTTACGATAACTATGGCTCAAAAGTGATGACCACTAATGGCGATAAAATCAATGTTCAAGGGAATCCGATTGAGACAACTTCTTACAACAGTGATGGAACTGTGGTCAGCGGATACGAGCTGTCATCCGTGATCACAATCAATATTGACGGCAAGGAAATCCAGAGCTGCGGCGACACCTGCATATTTGAGCAAGATGGTCTGGAGCCGGATGTGGATTTTGAGCAGACTGATATTTACAGTCAATCTACAGGAAAACTTTCTGACAATACTTACGTTGCCGGGATCGTAAATCAGTACAAGAATTATTTCGGAAAATCCAGAGTTGTTGTGATTAAATCTCAGCTTGGGCAACCTATTACAGCATATTCTGGTGACGAAGTATACTGGAAAATTCCGAAGAAGTTGCCGAAAATGACAAAACTCATGATTGACGGGAAAGCCCTTTACATCCACCGGGCAAACTTTCAGATTATTGACACAGCATTGTTGAAATAAAACGGCTTAAATACGGGCACAATTTTTTTGAACGATAAAAACTCCACGGAAACACAAAAAATGGATTCTAGGCGAAAATGCTCGATCAATTATTGTGATTCTCATTGTAGTTTTTTGCACTTGGATGTATAATTGAGTTATCAATCCAAGGGAGGAAGAAGAAAATGAAAAGGTGGAAAAAGCTTACAGTGATTTTGCTGGCAATGATTATGGCGCTTGCCATGGCGGTTCCGGCATCGGCGGCAACAGTTAAAATTAACAAAACGAAGGCAACCATTTGCACAGGGCAGACATTGCAACTGAAGATGGTCGGAACGAAAGCAAAACCAAAATGGTCTAGCAACTCGAGAAATGTAATTGTGAATAGCGCTGGAAAAGTAACAGCAAAGGCCCGAGGAACAGCTACGATTATTGCTAAAATCGGGAAGAAGAGATATCGGTGTTTGGTGACAGTAGAAGCGCCGAGGATAAGCAACTCAAATATTTCACTGTACAAAGGAAAAACGGCACAGCTTAAAATGCTGAATACGAAGCAGAAATACAGATGGACTTCTTCAAATACCAAAGTTGCAACAGTTTCGTCAACCGGTAAGATTAGCGGAAAAAGTGCCGGGACTGCTTATGTTTCCGCCAGAAGTGCGTCTGGTAAAACATTTAAGTGCAAAGTCACAGTCAAGAACACACCTAGCAAACTTAAGATGCTTTTACCAAATCAAAAAGAGTGTGGAGATGCAGATTTCTTTATTGAATATAATTCTCAAAGAAGTACGAATGGTAAAACCGTACTTATGCAGTTATATAAACAATTTCCAATGGGATATATCAATTTTTCAGCAAATAATGTTGACCGGGGATTAATGACATATATCTATATTGACGGAACACTCTGGGATCAAAATCATGGTACTTCTGTTAGTGGTGGTGGGTCATTGGACGACATTTATATAAAGCCTGGAACACATGTTGTTGAAATGGTGCAATTTGCGAATAATAATCGTTATGGGAAAGTGAAATCGTATCGCAGAGCAATGTACAAAGTGACTTATAAATAAGACCATGGACCGGGGAGAAATCTCCGGTTCTTTCTTTTTACTCGAACATCATATGTAAAAATATGGAATCATATTACGTCAAAAAAGTATAATGAATAATCATAAAGCGTCTATCTTTGATAGGCGCTTTTTTCATGCGCAAAAATGAGGTGATTATTCAATGGCAGACGTTTTTATAAAAATTAATGGTGCAGCGATGCCTTGTCCGTCCTCTTTTACCTGGGGACTTCAGGATATATCAGCGTCAGAATCCGGAAGAACAGACGATACGATCATGCATAAGAATCGTGTTGGACAAAAGAGGAAACTGGAAATCGGCTGGAATGCGCCAGAATGGGAAAAAGCTTGCAAAATCGTACAAGCGGTCAATCCGGAGTACATTTCTGTTGAATATCCTGATCTCTTGTCTGGAAACAAACACGAAGTCCGAACCTTTTATGTTGGCGACCGGTCCGCTCCTTTTAAGTGTTGGTGGATTGGGAATCAACGAATGGAAGGATTGCAATTTGACCTGATCGAACAGTAGGAGGTGAGAGATTGAGAGATATTTCAAACAGATTCAAGAATGAACAGGATAACGATAACAGGAATTATTTAAAATACGCAGACATAACGCTGACGGATGGAACAATTATCAATCTTACCAACGCTGATTTTTGGTCAAACGGTATGAAGTTTGAGGATTCCGTGTCTGACGACAACGTTTTCAAGATCGGGTCCGCAAATATCAACACATTGAATCTGTCAATCAATAACTTTGACGGAAAGTATACAGATTATGATTTTACAGATGCTACGGTGATCTGCTATGTAGGAATTGAACTTGAGCCAGAAGATACCAGTGCATTGCTCGATACCACCGGCGATAAGATTCTGGATACGACCGGTAATGAAATCATAGTACATAAGAATGCTTTGATAGAAAAAATCCGAATATGCACAATGACGGTCATAGATACTCCGTACCAGAATACTACGATCATCGAACTACAATGTGAAGATAACATGCGGAAGTTCGACCGTGATTATTCAGCAAGTAAGCTGAAGTATCCAGCAACAAGGAAACAAATAATACAGGATGCTTGCAAAGTGTGCGGAGTAACACTGGACACGCTTAATTTCTATCAAGATTCTTATCAGATACCAGCAAGGCCCGATGATGAGGCGCTGACCTTCAGACAAGTTATAGCATGGGTATGTCAGATCGGATGCCAGTACGCCAGATGCGATAAATACGGCAGATTGACTATAAAATGGTATGATACGGAAATTGCTGATGCGGACAGAGTAGTTATAAAATCCACTAATGGTTTTACCCCGAACCTGGACGATGTAGTGATAACTGGTGTGCAGGTAACAGAGTATCTGGAATCTACGTCTAAAGATGAAGAAGCAAGTTCGTATCTGTACGGAGAAGAAGGATATGTTCTGAAAATCAGTGAAAACAAACTGATTCCGCAAGGAACCGGAGAGGTTGTTGCAAGTATAATCGGTGAAAAATGCGTCGGGATGTCTTTCCGGCCGTTTGAAACGGAATGTTTGACCGATATAGTTCTCGAAGCCGGTGATGCTGTTTTGATCACCGACCGAAAAGGGAAAAAGTATAAAAGCTTTTTGACAAATGTCGTGCTGCAACCAGGGTCGTTTGAGCAGATTTCCTGTAATGCTGAAAGTGCAGCCCGGAATAGCTCAAAGACCTATTCACTTGTAACACAAGCAGCTGTCGACGCAAGGAAATCCGTTTGGAGAGAGCGAACCACCCGAGAGCAAGCATTGCAAGAGTTTAAAGACCGGCTGGACAATTCCACCGGTGTTTATACCACGGTCCAGACTCAGCAGGACGGTAGCCAAATTTTTTATTTGCATGATAAACCCACACTTGCAGAATCGCAGGCTGTATGGAAGATGACCGCAGAAGCATGGGGCGTTTCGACAGATGGTGGTCAAACATGGAACGGCGGAATGACCGTTGATGGAGATACGATAGTAAGGATTTTGAACGCTGTTGGTGTTAATGCTGACTGGATTAACGCCGGAGCAATCACGGTAACAGATGCCGACGGAAACATCATCTTCTCTGTGGATATGGACACGAAATCCGTATATCTCGACGGAAGTGTTCAAATTGGTGGAGGAAAATCTCTTAACCAAACATTTGCAAACTATCTCCAAGAAAGCAAGGATTATTCAGACGGAAAACTATCTGACTACGCTGAAACGGTAACTGGCTCACTGGGAGAATTGCAAGACCAGATAGACGGTCAGATTGAAACATTCTATTACGATTATGAACCTACACTTCAGAACAAACCTGCATCAGACTGGACTACTAAAGAAGAAAGACAAAAGCATGAAGGAGACTTGTTCTTTTGGAAACCGAATAAAGAAACTGGCGAAGGCGGATATGCTTATCGGTTCTTTTATGATTCGACCGTAGGTAAATGGGAATGGGTTCTTGTACAGGACACAGATATCACAAAAGCTCTTGCGGCGGCTCAAAATGCACAGGATACCGCAGATCATAAGCGCAGAGTGTTCGTGACAAAACCGCAGCCACCTTACGATATCGGTGATTTATGGTCGCAGAGTGAAGATGAAGGTGGAGATATCCTTACCTGTACAGTTTCAAGAGCAAAGGGAGCATCTTATGTTCAGTCGGATTGGCAGAAGCTGAATAAATATACCGATGATACAAAAGCAGAAGAGGCCCTTGAGGCTGCATCCCTAGCCAGAAACATGACCATGCAGCTTGATAACGACTATCAAGGCATCCCGGTTGACAGCGACGGTAACTATACAGAGTTCCCGGAGTGCACCACAACAGCGACCGTTATGTACGGTACACAGGACATCACGAATAACTGTACGTATACGATTACGACATCCCAGAATATACAGGGAAGTTGGGACAAGGAAAACAAAACCTATACTGTCACCGGGCTGACCGCAGACAGCGGATGGGTGAACATCAAAGCCGCATATCTGAATAACCTTGTCGTATCGAAACAGTTCTCACTTGCGAAACAGTACGCCGGACCACAGGGAATCCCGGGTGTCGGACAGGATGGCAAGACGACCTACCTGCATATTAGATATGCTCCTGTTCAGAACCCAACGGCGGCACAGATGAGTAAGACACCAAACAAGTACATCGGAACTTATACGGACTTTTCCGGCGTTGACAGTACCGACCCGACAAAGTACACATGGGCCAAGTTTGAAGGCGACCAAGGAGTGCAAGGCCCGAAAGGGGCGGACGGAAAGACACCGTACTTCCATATCGCTTACGCCAACAGTGCGGATGGAAAAACCGGCTTCTCTGTGGATGATAGCGTCAATAAGCTGTATATCGGGCAGTACACCGATTACACGCCGAATAACAGCACTGACCCGACAAAATACAGTTGGACGAAAATCAAAGGCGAGCAGGGAAATGCCGGAAGGACTTACTTCTTCCAGAGTAATGCAGATGTGTTACTGATGGGGGCAGATAAGAAGATAACACCGGCGCCGCTCATTGTGGATTCGTTCTACAGGGATGGAAACGGCGAAGTTGCACAGTCACAAAAAGGTTGGTGGAAACTTGAAAAATCCACCGACAACGGCGCTACATGGTCAGCGCTCACGGTATCACAGACTGCGGCACTTGACCGTTTGAGTGTTAATGTCAACGGACTGTCACTCAAGGCACATGACATGCTCAAGGTTTCACTGTATTTTGACCAGTCGAAAACGAAACTTGCGGACTACCAGACATATTCCGTTGCGGTCGATGTGGCGTCACTGACACAGGAACAGATAGTTGATATCCTATCAGACGGCGGAAAGTTCAAGGGTCTGTATTATGGCAAGGATGAGAGTGGAAACGCGACGCTGTATATTTCGTTCAATGCCGCAAAAGGTGGAACACTTGCACTCGGCGGACAGAATGACGGAAACGGCTTGGTGAAAATATACGATAGCAGTGGAAGTTTGATTTTAACCATTGGGCAAAATGGAATAGAAACCAGAGCAACGACGCTGACCAATAAAAATGCAAATGGTAAAATTGCATTTAACAAGAAAGGCTTGACATTTGTTCAGGATATAGCGGGCGGTGGTACAAGTTCAGGCAACGACTTGCATCTTGAAAAAAGCATAATTTCATTTGATTCACTTGCTAACGTCATAGGTGAGCTCGACAAGCTAACAGTTAGGGGAGATGCAAAAGCAGAAGGCAGACTCCTTTTTTACGACTATGAAAATCAAAGCAAAAAAGCGAGTGGAGCGAAAGCGGTAACAAGACAGCCTGTAGCGTCTGTTACTGCCGATACTAACCGAGTAGCTTTTTTGAGTTCTGACTATCACGCAAATGGATATGGAGCCGGTACCGAACATGGTAGTTACCGCCTTGGCGTAAAAGCGCAGTGGGGCGGCAGCTCTTATGAAACGCATTATATTTATTCGAACCTGGCTGTTTCCGACATCCGCCTAAAAGAAAACGTTAAAAACAGCGAAACAGACGCCCTCGAAACGGTCAATCGCATGAAAGTCCGTCAATTCGATTGGAAAGAGCGGATGGGCGGATGGCATCAGGATATCGGTTTCGTGGCGGATGAACTGGAAGAAATCGACCCGAACTTGGCACTGGGCGGCGGATATGACGAAAACGGTGAGATGGACATTAAGCAGATTAATAGCCAGTACTTGCTGAACTACGCCATTAAAGCCATACAGGAACTTAGTGCAAAGGTTGACGAGCAAGAAAAACGTATCAAGGAATTAGAAAGGAGATTACAAAATGGCAAAGTTTAATGAGTACCCACAGAAAGCAACACCGGAAGATGCGGATACATTGATGATTTATGATACGGTGACGAAGACAAACAAGCTTTCACCGTTCAGCGGAATCTGGAACTGGATTGTCAGGAAACTGACCAATGCAGTCATCAGCAACTTGCAGACGAGCAATCAGACGGTACTGGGGGCGATTAATGAATTAAATAGTAAGCCCTTTCTGAGGTACGAAAAAGCATTTGGCGAATCGCTTACTATCAAAAATGTACGTGCTGCCACTCATGGATTAATCATAATCGAGAAAGCGATGGTTGTTTTCTACCTCGGAGGTTCTATCAATATTGGTTATACCGTGACCACATCAGCACTTCCGGACGGTATCACTGTCAGCAATTCGGATAGGACCGTAACAATAAAATCGACAAAAACTCAGGTGATCACATGCTTTTATGCTTTTTTATAATTTTCCTCTTCCCATTTAGTTGATTAAGAAACTTTGAAAATTTCATAAAAAGGAGTTGATGAATTGGAAATTAAAGGAATTGACGTATCATCCAATCAAGGAAAACCAGACTGGGCGAAAGTAGCTAAATCTGGTATTAAATTTGCGATTTTGAGAGTGCATCAGAAAGCCGGTATTGACGGCTCATTCGAGTACAACTACAAAGGTTCTAAGAGCAACGGAATCCTTATCGGCGGGTACAAGTATTCATACGCTCTGACACCGGCACAGGCTATTGACGAAGCGGAGGATGTGATCGCCGCACTGAACGGACGTGGACTGGACTTTCCAGTATTCTACGACCTTGAGTGGTCTAATCAGCGGAAACTCGGCAAGCAGGCTATTGAGAACATTGCAGTTGCATTTCTGGTAAGGATGAAAAAAGCCGGTTATAAGGTCGGTATATACTGCAATCTGGACTGGTACAACAACGTTCTGACTGATGCACTCAGAAAGTATGAGTGCTGGATTGCACGTTATCCGGCCAGCGACAATGGTTCCGTACAAGAAAGGTTACGTCCGTCTGTCGGTGTAGGCTGGCAGTATTCAAGCAAAGGAAAAGTATCCGGCATCAGCGGAAATGTTGATATGGATGTATTCTACAAGGACTATAGAGGAACGACACAGAAAGGAGAAACAACAATGGTAAAAATCAGTAACTGTGGACATGACGAAAACGGAAGATATGCAGGTGGAAAAGCAGGAGATCAGACCGGTACAGAGTATCAGATCATGAACTGGTACAGCAGACCGTGGCTCTGTGTTCTAAGATTCAATGACGCTAAAATCGCAGCCATGATCGCAGACATGGCGACAAAAGCGGCACGGAACAATCTCATAGGTTACGATCAGGGTACTGCCGGGAACAGCAATGACCGGTATACGTTCTGGCAGCACCTGAAGGCAAGTAACTACGATCCGGCGCAGATCACGGTAGCTTGCGAATCTGATTGCAGCGCAAGTACAGCTGCTATCGTCAAGGGCGCTGGATATCGCCTGAATAACGCAAAGCTCAAAGCAGTCAGCATTTATCTGACGACACGAAACATGAGGGCCGCAATGAAGGCTGCTGGTGCGAAAGTCCTGACGGACAGCAAGTACCTGACATCCGGTGACTATCTGAAGGCGGGAGATATCCTCTTGAACGATAACCACCACGTAGCTATCGCTGTTACCACCGGTGCAAAAGCAAGTACACCTTCAGCAACACTCACCGGCACCTTCCAGACAAGGCTTCCGATTCTGAGAAAAGGCAGTTCCGGAACAGCTGTGGCAATGCTTCAGGCGATGCTGGGAGTGGAAGTTGACGGACAGTTCGGGAATGACACATATAATTCCCTCAAAGTTTTCCAGAAAAATGTTGGTGTAAAGGCAAATGGAACTTGCGGCATTGATACATGGAAGAGAGTGATTGAGCATATGAAAGCCAACACGAAATGATGTTCTGATTGATTTATCATTCAAAACAGGTTATACTACCAATAGTCGCACAGGGATTGAACTTATGATGTATAATATCCTGTGTGGCTACGCACAAGTGAAGAGTGCAGACTGATTCTGCCGTGCATGAACGGAAGAGCTGTATGTCCCCGATGGGGCTGTTAGCAGCGGCACGAGTGGACAGTCAAAGAAAGAGTTGGGCATAAAAACCCGACTCTTTTCTTACTCTTCGAGATATTTTTGATATATCTGTTCTATTTCTCTTTTTCGGTTCTGTGATATTGAAACGATATCACCGGAAATCATCTTGATGTCAGATGCAATGTTTGCGATGTAATCCATGTTTACGATATAACTGCGGTGACACCGGACAAAACGCCGATCCAGAACTTTTTCTATCTCATGCAGACGCCGGTAAAAGCCGTACTGATGCCTGTCCGTGCAATGAATGATGCACATTTGACCACGGCTTTCTATATATTCGATGTTTCTGAAGAAAACCCTGTGGAAATCACCTTTGAATTTTACAGTAAGCATCCGTTCTTTCAATCTTCCGAGCGTAGTATCAATTACGGAAAACACCCTTCCATTTTCATGCCCTTTGATAACATACTGCGCTGCCCGAACGTCAAAAGCATCACGCATATAACTGCCACTAACTGTCCAGAACATCAAACTGCCGGAGTAACCAGAGCCACGTAACTTATATGCTACATCAACACCATTTTCACCGTCTTTTAAAATGATATCCAACACGATTAAGTCAAACCATTCACCGTCTTTCACGTCATCCACAAGAGGGATGCCAGAGGTGTATTCTGAAATCTGATACGTCCGGTCACCCTTTTTCTTCAAAAATGACTCGGCCCTTGCTTTGAAATAATCAATGTCAAGCTGATTGTCGTCAAGTATTGCTATTCGCATTTATATCACACCCTTTTTTTTTATTATGCGAAAACACACTATTTATTCAATTTACCAATTTTTATAGTGAAATGTTGTAGAATATATAATGTAGATGATGTTTATACAGACATTATACTACAGCAGTTTAATACTGTAAATGGGCTGAATTGCCGGAAATTTATCAAAGCTGCTCTCCTGTGATAAAAAAAGTGCTTAAATATCCGGCGGTCAGTCCATAAAAGATAGGTGATTTGATGAAACAAAAAACGAAAATACTCTTAATATTGATACTCACAGCCGCATTGATAAACACTAGCGTTCGTTACATGCTTGTTGAGTTTCCAAACGTACAGGAAAGCGTGCATCTAGCGAACACCCAGAAACATGCTTCAGACGTGCGCAGAGCAGCCCATATTAGTGTGCCAGTATATCACACGCAAGGCATTGTTTGCAAAAGCATAATTTATTCTGCGATCACGAAGTTTATATTTGAGAATACAAAGATTCTGATCTATATCTGGCAATTCCCGAGAGCAAATATTTTTGTCACAGTCCGTACTATTGCATTGATGTGGGAGTATAGTGAAAACAGAACAAATGTTGGAACAATATTTCCCACTAACCGAACATATATTATTGTACAAAGCTGGTCGGGAGGTATGGTTTATGGACTATAAGAAAGAAATTATTAGTATGATACAAAAGATAGAAAGTGTAAGATTCTTGGCGATGATTTATAGCTTTACACATACTCTTTTTGAGAAAGAAAAGAAGCAGGGAGATTAATCCCTGCTTCTTTCTATTTGGCGAATCTTTCAATGAACTTCCAAAACAATTCTTTGTCTTCTGATGATAATTGATAGTATTTCATAATAGCTTCTTTTGCCTTGGAATCCTCAGTGCCTATTTCAGCACATATAGAAGAGAAATCTTTGTCCAATTTTAGATCCTTGGGTAATTCTCCTTTATTGATCCAGTCTTCGTTAATCCCGAATGCTTGGCAAATATCTTTGATAACGCTTTTACTTGGATTAGCATTGTCGTCATTCAAAAGTTTCCAAACATACTGAGGAGTTTTTCTAATTGCTTTCCCTATCTCAGTTTGGGATTTTTGACTTTCCAAAAGTACCTCTCGGACTCTAATGAGAACGTCCGTCATTTCCTCACCTCCCAATATCATAATACATCTTAGAGAAAGAAAAGTCAATAAAAATTTAAACTGAGTTTAAAGTTATGCTTGACAGATAAACTGAGTTGTAGTAATATTAAACCAAGTTGAAAAACTGACGCAAAAAAAACAACTCACTAAACAGAAAGGAGAAAAATATGGAAGTATTAAAAAACAAAGATATTGAAGACGGAAAACGAATTGCCGATATTTTCGCAACATTATCAGAAGAAAACAAAAATATGGCAATCGTTTATTTGTCAGCCCTTAGAGATAAGGAAATTGCCGATTCCAGTAAAAAGGAGGTAAATTAGATGAATTTATACGATGTAGCGCTTTTCTTTTCTATTGCAGCAATCATTTTAAATATAATCACTTTTTTCTTAAATCGAAAGTAAATCTTTGCTTTCTTTTGGTATTTGAAGAGTATATATTTTATTCTTCTTGTTTGTGATTATTTTTAATGTGATAAAATCTTTGCTCAATTTAATATTAGCAGGAATGTCAAACAGGACAATTTCAAATATTCCTTGTGATGGTTGCAAAGAGATTGGAAAATCCGCACTGAATATTCTTTCAGTGATGGGAATATCTGTTTCATTATACTTTGGATAATAACGTTCAGCAACCCACCTATGGGTTAGAACACATGAATACGAAGCGCGATGATTTAAAAGTAAAGAAACTCTGGTAATAATTATAGGAGAAGATGAATTGTTCTGAAAGATTAAACCTAGTTTGATAGACTTTTTGTTTTCTACATTTAAAGTGCACAGTGTTTCCAATGAAACAGAAATATTTGTTCGTTTACTCCAAAGTGAATGAATGAATTGAAATAGAGAAAGAACAAATCCTGCGATCGCAATAACGGTTGTAAGCAAAGACTTATTTTCTACAACAAATTTAACAATGGTACTCAGCATAATTAAAACCTCCATTTTTTTAATTAGAGTATACCACAGAAAGGAGAAACATGAATAACTTAACAGTAACAGAGTACAAGAATATTCGAGTGCTCACTACACAGCAGATTGCTGAAGCGTATGGAACTGATACAAAAGTTGTTTCATATAACTTCAACCACAACAAAGATAGATATGTTGATGGAAAACATTATATTTGCTTGACGGGAGATGAGCTTCGGGCGTTTCGTGAAAATCACGATTTGCCAAGTAATCTCAATAAAATCTACCTCTGGACAGAAAAAGGAGCATTCCTCCATGCAAAGTCGCTGAACACCGACAAGGCGTGGGAAGTGTATGACAGACTGGTGGATGAGTATTTCGATAAGCCCAAATTACCATCATGGACTATGGATGACAAAATTCAGATTCTTGCACAGGGAAACATCGAGCTTAAAGAAAAGATTGATGCTGTCAATGATGACTTGCAGGAGTTCAAAAGAGATATGCCATTGCTTGCATTGGAATGTCAGAAAATCACAAAGGCAAAGAACCAGAAAGTAGTTCCAATTTTAGGTGGAAAGAATGCACCAGCATATAAAGATAATTCATTGCGTCAGCTCGTGTACAGTGATATTGATGCACAGCTCCGCAGGGAATTTGGTGTGAACACCTACAAGGCAATCAAGAGAAACCAGTGCGATATGGCAATAAAAATCATAAACGAATATGAGCTGCCGATGTATTTGAAAGATCGCATTGATGATGCGAATGCTCAGAGTAGTTTCTTATGAGAAAGAGAGAAGATTATGAAAAGTATTGAAAGTTATATGTTTTATGGCGATAACGCAGAAGTATTTCGGCCACTTATAGGATTTAAAATCGTAGACATTCAATTCACACACACAAATGAAGAAAACGATGATGTAGTTATTCTTAAATGTGTTAATGAACATAACGTGGCAATAGATATTCTTTTTCAGGAATATGTAGTATCCGTTACCGAACCGTATGCAGTCAATGAAGATTTGAGCCCTATTGAATCTAAACAGGAGAAAGAGAAAGACATTGTCCCAGTGATTGAGCAGGAAAATGCCCAGACAAGAATACGGGAGGGTAAATAAGTGATTAATGAATTAAAAAATATGACATTAGAGGAAAAGAAAAACAAGCTTATTGAAATGATTTGTGAGATTCCAGATGAATCCCCGATTCACAAAGAACTGTATGAAATTTTTAAAGAAGCAACGCACACGGGAAAACTTGGAGAGAAAACAATTTCCGAATGCGTTGCAAGTGGAATTAATTCTGCTGTTCAGAATTCCATTCGTGATATTGACGAAGAAGATTAATTGTAATTGAAGTAGATAATGCCGAAATAGCAGATATAGGATTATCTGAATTTTCAATTACATCAACAGTCGGAGACACTAATTTATTCATGTCGACTGTCTTTAAGAAATCGTCAAAATTTTTCATGATACCCACCTCCTTCCTATAGGAGAGTATATCACAAAAAAGAGAGGGGAAAAAGAAAATGATTAAATGCGAAAAAGGAAACGTATCAATCAACGGTGCGGGAAACGAAGTTATCCATGATCTTTCGGAAATCATATCTCGTACCTACAGTTCCTTCTCCAAAGCGTTCGGAGAGGAAAAAACAAAACAGATGATTTTTAAGGCGGTAAACGCCGGGATGGGAGCGGACAAATGACAAAAGCAGAGAAATTTAACCTTTATGCTGATACCTTATATGGAATGTGCCGGAAAGCACAGGACACAGTTCCAGAAGCGTGTGTGTCCTTTGAATGTAGGGGTTTCAATAGCGAAAAATTAGGAAAGTATCGTTCGATATACATCGGTATCACAGAAACTGGTGGCAGCAGAGAATATTACTATGTGTGTGAAGCATTAAGTAATATGGAGAAAAAATTCACGCTTGTAAAAACCATGTTGAACAATCTGTTACTTGAAGCCCCGTGTCCATACTGTGAAAAGGAGAAAGAAAATTGATGGATGTAGAAAAAGAAAGCTCCGTGGATTTTATCCCGGAGACCGTTGAAGAAGAATATGCCCTGTTGGCAGGCAGATTGAAAGCTGTTGAAGCTTATCTTGATGCTTCAGATAGCGATTACGTAGACAAAAATGTTCTGGCTGCCATGTTAGGCATTTAGGTTGTAAGCAGCCCCGGTGGTGCAGGAACACCAACCGGAGCACGTATCTAACTTAGCTTGAGTAAGTTAAATACAAGATGATTATATCATACCTTCTTGTATTTGACAAATAAAAACACAGGAGGGCATTTTTAATGTCTAAAATCACTAAGGAAAATGGCAAAACACTTGCTTCTGAGATTATCGAAGATCTTGAAAAAGAAGTAAGAAACAAAGATCTGGCAATCATTGCTCTGCTGACTACAGTGCTGGCAATGGGGTTGTTGGGGAAAGGAAAATAATGAGAACTTACTTAGAGGGGCTTGCAGTGTTCGGAGTTTCCGGCCTGGCAATCGTGTTCTTTGCAGTATGCTGGGCTGTGACTGATTTGGACGCACTCACGATTCTGGCATTGGATTATATCTTAATGAGTACAGCCGGGCTGGCAGTAATGCTTAAAATCAATGACTTCGTACACGACATTAAAAGGAAGGAACAAGAAAACAAAAATGGGAGATTTAAACAGAGCGACATTAACCGGATTCGTAACTGATTCGGCGGAAGTCAAATTTAAGCCAAGAAAGGGAAAGAGCTTTTTAGTCGTCAGAAGTGACCGTTTCAGCGGAACACCGGACGATATCATTGTTGAGATCCCGAACAGACTCAAAGGTACGTTCCGGGAATGGAATTGGATAAAGGTTTCGGGAAGAATCCGTTCCAAATGGGTCAGAGCAGACCACCAAGAGAAAAAGTATATGTATCTGGAAGCATATGATGTCAGCACGGAAGGAACGCTTCTTGTAAATACAGTAGAAATGACTGCAAATATTTGCAAGAAGCCGGTGCTGAGAAAAACACCGTTAGGAAGGACACTTTGTGAAATTTGCGTGGCAATCAATGGATACAGACGGTCAGAATATATTTCTTGTATTTCATGGAGAGATCTGGCGGTGAAAGCTTCTGAATGGAAAGTAGGTACAAAAGTTAGATTAAAGGGACGTATGCAGAGCCGTGATTATTGGAAAAAACAGTCAGATGGTTCTTATGTTAGAAAAACGGCATACGAAGTTTCGGTAATAGAGATGGAGGAAATCAAAGATGAAAAAGGTGACTTTGAAAAAACTGAGCGTTGAAAATTATAAGAAATTTGAAGCAAGAGAATTTGATTTCGCCGGAAGAACAGAAGTTTCCGGAAGAAATAGACAGGGTAAAACTTCTCTGATGGATGCATATTTTGATGTTCTGACCGGAAAACTGGCAGACGGAACGCTTCCGAACAATATCCGCCGGAAGGTTGACGGTGAAGAAGTTGACGATCCGGTGGTGAGAGAACTGGTTATTGACGTTGACGGAATGGAATATGTTGTCCAGAAAAAGACCAAAAAGGGAAAATCATCAAATACGGTTGAATATTACGTCAACGGAATTAAGCGGAACAAAACCGAGTATATGGAGATTCTTAAAAGGATTGCCGATCCTGATACGATTGCCATGTGCAGCAACGCCAGAGTGTTTTTGAACGAGATCCAGAAAGCAACAGCAAAAGCAAGGGAAACACTGGGAGGAATAGCTGGATTCAGTGAATCACAGTTCAGAGCAGAGCATCCGGAATATGAATGGATAAAGAATGAAGGTGTGGAAGGAGATTCTATCGAAGAAATCTTAAAAGCCCGCAGAAGAGACCTGAGAAAAGCCAAGTCAGATGTTGATGATATTGCAAAGCAGATCAGAAAAGAGCAGAGCCGACAGGTTGAATGCGATGAAACACTTCCAGCGCAGAGGGACGATCTTCTTGACTTACTGAAAGAAAACGAGAAGCAGGAGAAAGTGCTCTGCGATGCTTCAAGAGAGTACGACCGGATATCTATCGAACTGGCAGGACTGAAGCGTTCAAGGGACGCACTGGTTGAGAAAGCCGAAAAATCAGCCAGGGAGAATCACGACAGAATAACTTCCTTATTATATACACTGAAATCCGATAAGAAAAATGCTGAGAACAAGTTACGACTTGCCAGAATAGATCTGGAACACGCCAGCAAAGGGATTGAGCGACATAAGGCAGCACTGGCACAGGCCAAAAGCAAATATACAGAAGCATTAAAAGAGAAGTGGGGCGGAGATACCGAACTTACTGCAATCCGTGGAGAAGAATTTGATCAGGCATCAGCTGTTTGCCCGACTTGCGGACAGATGCTTCCAGAAGAGGCTGCAAAGCGAAAGTTTGAGTTTAATAAACAGACCAGAATCTCCAAAATGTTAGAAGAGAAAGAACAGTTTGAGAGAAACAAACGAGCCAAGTTGGAACAGATCACTGAGGACGGAAACGAAGCTTCAGAGGGATTAAAAACAGCGAATAAAGCAAAGAAAGAAGCTGAAGCAGCTATCGAAGCTGCCAAGAAAGAGATAACATCTCTGGCGCTTGAAATTGCAGAAACAGAAAAGGAAACAGAGAAACCGATTCCAAAACCGGATATGTCTGGTGATGAAGAATACAAGGCTGTTTGCGACAAAATTTCAGCACTGGAAGAAAGTATCAACGGAATCGGAAACGGCGAAAATGACAGGATTTTGTTAAGCAACAACCGTCACTCTCTGGAAGCGAAGCTCAGAGATGTTGAAGCCAAGATTAAAACTCAGACTGCAAGGCTTGAAGAAAAAGCCGACAGCCTTGAAGCACTACAGGAAGAGCAGAAGAAACTTTCACAGAAACAGGCGGATATTCAGCAGAAAGTAGATCAGCTGACTGACTATTCCATTGAGAAAAATAAGGCACTGGCAGCAGTGATTAATCCGCACTTCAAACACTTCCACTTCCAGTTCCTTGACTACACACAGGACGGAGAACCGATGGAAACTTGCCGGATGATCTGCAATGGCATTGATTACGCAAACGGTCTGAACCACAGTGATCGGATTCTTTGTGATATCGACCTTGCGATGGGGCTTCAGGAGATGAACGACTTACGGCTTCCGGTTTGGGTTGACGATACCGAAAGCATAAATTCGGACAGGATTCCAGAATTAGATACACAGATGATTTTGCTCAAGGTTTCTGAGGGTGAGTTGGAAGTAAAAGGAATTTAAATAAAAGGGAACAGCTAGAAACTTGTTTGGCGACAGCCTAGCTGTTCCGATACCGATATAAAAAGATATATCTGTTTAAGAATAGCAGAAAAAATTGACTTATTCAAGTCACAGGCGATTTCGCAACCGAAAAGTGAGGGGGATATCCCATCACTAAATACCGTGTTTGAGGTTTAAGAACCATGTGAAAGTACACGGTAACGAAAGAAACTAAAAATAATGAAAAGGAGAATTGTTATGGCAAACAAAACACAATTAACAACAGCAGGAGAACAGCAGGCAGCAGTTGTAATTAACAACCAGTTTATTGACGGATTGACAAAACAGCTTGAAGAAAAATGTAAATATGGTCTTTCTTTTCCAAAGGACTACAATCTCAGCAATGCACTTATGGGAGCGTATCTGGTGCTCAAGGAAACGAAAGACAGGAATAACACACCAATTCTGGAATCTTGTAGCCAGATCAGCATCGCAAACAGTCTTATGAACATGGCGACCCTGGGGCTTTCGGTGCAGAAGAAGCAGGGATATTTCATCGCTTACAGCGGCCAGTGTCAGTTCCAGAGATCATATTTCGGAAACATGACGATTGCCAGAAGATACGGAATGAAAGACATTCACGCAGAGATTATCTACCAGGGAGATAAATTCAAATATCATATTGAAGATGGAAATAAGGTTCTGGATTCTCACGAACAGGATTTTATGAACATTGATAACGAAAAAATCCTTGGAGCATACGCAGTTGTGCTGATGGAAGATGGAACGAAACAACTGGAAGTAATGAATATCAAACAGATTAAACAATCTTGGTCACAGGGCTTCGGATACAAGGAAAATGGGAATGGCACACACCAAAAATTCACTGACCAGATGGCAAAGAAAACTGTTGTCAATCGTGCCTTAAAACAGATCATCAACACTCATGGTGATGTTTTCGTGCAAGAAGCAGACGATGATACAGAAACAATTTCAAAAAATGACGCTTTTGCAGCTGATGTCGCATATGAAATCGAGCAGAACGCCAACACTGAAGAATTTATCCCAGAACCAATGGCGATCGAGGAACAGTCGAAACAGCCAACGGTCGCAGAAACTGTCCAGACGGTAGAGAAAGAACCGGTCCCGGCAGCAGGCAAAGAACCAGAGATTCCAGATTTTATGAAGCAGGAGGAAATGTGATATGAATAATAGTGAAATTTTAAAGAAAACAAAGGAACTGGTTGAGCTTCTGGAAAAGCAGGAAAAATCATGCAAGGTGAGATTATCGGAACTTAATTCGGGAGATATCTTCCAGACTACCGGAAAGCGAAAATACAAGGTCTTGGAACAGTACACAGAGCATACCAAGATCATTTCACTCGGATTCGTGAAAGAGAATGTGAAATTTGATGATGATACAACTGACTATAACAAATCATCCTTAAAGAAACTCTGTGATACTGAAATTCTGAAAGATTTTGAAAAAGAGTTTGGAGAAGAGAATATCGAAACTGACATAGTAGATTTGATCACCGTGGATGGACAGAAAATCGGAGAAACGGAATGCAAAGTTAGACCACTGACGTTTGATGAAGCGCGTAAATACACAGAACTGACGCCAAATGATGAATTGGATGATTTCTATTGGACTTGCTCCACATGGAGCACAGTGGAAAGAGGATGGAAATATGCGCTAGCCGTTGTTTCGCTTTCCGGCAGCATCGGCTGCAATAGCTACTACTGCAGCGGCGGTGTTCGCCCAGTTTGTATCTTAAAATCTAATATCTTTGTATCTAAAGCGGAGGAATGAAAATGAAGAAAAATCTGAAATATTTTGAAAATGAATTAAACCGGATCTACAAAGAATTTGCTGAATATAAAAAGCAGCATATGGAAAAACCGGAAATTGGCAAAACGATGGAAATTGCCGGCATGGAATGGATGATTCTGGATAAGACAGAAAAAGGATATTTTGCCATTTTAAACAGCTTCGACGGGGAAAACAGAAAATTTGATTCAGATTCAAATAATTGGATTAAAAGTGATCTTAGAAAAGAATTAAACGATTCTTTTCTTAAGAAAATCACAGAAGAGTTGGGGGAAGATGCAGTTGTTGAATTTGATCGCGATTTACTTTCATTGGACGGCCAGACAGAATACGGGCATTGTGAAGATAAGATTGCACTTTTGACCGTGGATGAATACCGGAAATATCGTAAATTACTTCCGAATACGAAGAACTGGTGGTGGTTGATTACGCCATTGAGCACACCAGCAAATGGTTACAGCTCAACACTTTCCGTTGTTTCGCCTTCCGGCAGCATCGTCAACTATGACTGCTTCAACAGCAACGGTGTTCGCCCAGTTTGTATCTTTTCTTCTTCTATCTTTGAATCAAAGAACGATAAATGATGGAAAATGAAGATTTAAGAGTTATCACAAAAGCGAAGCAATTAGCCAAACATACGTTAATTATGACCAGCAATGCGCGGAGATATCCAAAGAAGTTTAGATTTTCTCTTGTAGATAAAATGCAGAATAAAGCTCTGGAAATATATGAAATGCTTTTTGAAGCCAACCGAACAGACATAAAAGACTATAAAAGAGAAAGATTGGAGTTGCAAACAAAAGCTATTACTCATTGCGACGAGCTTATGTATTTTATAGAGCTTTCTTATGAATTGAATATCATAAATTCAGGAAGTATGGAAGCGTGGTCCAAAATAGTTATGGACGTAAAACATATGGCGATTGCTTGGAGAACAAAAGACAAAAATAGGTAAGAATATAGGTTATGCGTTGCAATACCGTTGTTTCGCCTTCCGGCAACATCAACAACAATAACTACAACAACAGCAACGGTGTTCGCCCAACCTGGATCACAGGCAGACAGAGTAAGCACAAAGCTGAAATCAGTAAAGATACAAGTAAATGCATAGCCTTTCCAAAATGGATAAATAAAAAGGAACAAAAACAATGGATAAAGAAATTGTTGCAAATTTTGAGAATTTATATCGTTCTTACAAGAAGGTTAAGAACGGTAAGAAATTTAATTCAGGTACTGCAAGGTTTTCTAATATGGCTCTCGAAGGAATTCAGATACTGAAAGAACAGCTAGAAAATCAAACATATAGCATAAGCCCATATAATAAATTTCAGATTCATGAACCGAAAGAGAGGACAATAGAATCATGTGCATTTAAGGATAAAGTAGTCCAAAGATGTTTTTCTGATTACATCCTGACACCGAAACTAGAAAATATTCTGATTAAATGGAACACCGCCGGGCAGCATGGAAAAGGACAACATATGGCGATGAATGGATTAAGAGATCAGATGTTGGATTTCTATAAAAGAAATGGAATGAATACCTGGATTGTAAAATGCGATATTCATAAATACTTTTACAGCATAGACCATGAAATTATGAAAGACATACTGGACTACTATTTTGATGATGATTTTACGACTTGGATGAATCATTTATTTATCGACAGTACAGATAACCCGGGACTGCCATTAGGAAATCAGGTAAATCAGAAATACGCTCTTTTGCTGTTACATTCATTGGACCAAATGATAACGATTGAATTTGGAAATCCATATTACGGACGATATAACGATGATTTTTATGTGTTGTGCAAAACAAAAGACATCGCTAGAGAAATTCTTAAAGCGATTCGAATGATGGTTAAAAGTCTCGGGTTGGAATTAAACCCAAAGTCACAAATTGTACCGTTCCGAATGGGACTGTGTTATCTTGGATTCCACCATTACGTGACTGATGAGGGGAAATATATCAGAAAATTACGTGGTGACAGAAAAAGAAATACTCAGAAAAAGGTTCGTAGATGGGTTCGTGCAGTAAACGAAGAAAAGATGCCGGTTGAGAAATTCAACGAAAAGTACGGAGCATGTAAGAACCATATGCTACACGGAAACTGCATCAAATTATGCCACAGTATGGATTTGGAAATTGAAAGGAGAATGAAATGAGATTAATTAGTCAGACGGGAGATATTGACATTCCTTACGAAAATGCTTCATTAAGCAGAGCTGAAAATATCATAAGAGCATACATTCCAGAGACCGGTGAAAAAGGAACAATTATGGCTGCTTACTCAACAGAAGAACAGGCGAAAGAAGCAATGAGCATGGTTATATATGCATATATTTCAAACAAACCAATAGTCATTCTTCCAAAAGAAGGAAAAACAAAATTGGAATCGACTTTCTTGGGAAGATACGAATTAAGGCTTCTTAGAGAAAATCTTCCCAATGTAATGGATTTAAAAAACGAAAATGGAGACTACGTTCTTCCACTAAAAATAAGAGATAGTATCAAAGAAATTGCCGCAGCTTTAAATGTAGCGGGATTATAAAATAATCGGTATTAATTTTGCAGAAAGAAAAGGAGGTGATTCCAGTGTTCATGCGAGTAATTTCAACAGGAAGTACGAAAGGAAACTGTTACGCTTTGCAGTCAAGGACAGGCGAGATTGTTCTTCTTGACTGCGGATGCAAGTACAAGAAAATCCTCAGAGGGATTGACTACCAGATAAACAATGTTTCCGGTGTGCTTCTTTCACATGAACATGGTTAAGGCGATCACACCGAAGCTATTCATGAAATCATAAGCGCCGGAATCACAGTTTATACCGGTCAAGAAACAATCAGTAATTTGGGTATAACAGACGGAACTATAAAAGCTGTCACTGAAAAGAAGTACTTCAAAATCGGTTCTTTCAGCGCAGTTCCGCTCAGACTACCACATACATCTGCAAATAAAGAACCGTGTCCGAACTTCGGGTATCTAGTGGAACATGAAGAAATGGGAAAACTTCTTTACCTGACAGACTTTGAGCATTGCCGGTACAAATTCAAATCAATGGAACTTAATCACTTGGTTATTGGTTGTAATTACTGCGAGGAGCTGATAGACAGAAACAACCCGAAGTGGAAACACCAGATCACCGGGCATTGTTCTTTGTCAACTTGTAAGCAATTCATTAAGGAAAACCTCACAGAATCGCTCAAAACGATAACACTGGTACATTTGAGCGGTGATGTTTCAGATGCCGGGAAGATGCTTAAAGAAGTCAAAGAAGTTGTTGGGGATGATATTCTGGTTCAGATTGGACGGTCTGGACTGGAAGTTGATTTGAAATTGTTTCCATTTTGAAAGGAGAAAATCCAATGGAAATGACAGATTGCGATAGTTGCAAATATCACGATGATTGTCCGTTTGCATGGGACTACGGACCACTTTACTGCAATGATTATGAGGAGGAATAAAATTGAAAGAATGGACAGAAGAACTTTTACTGGCGGATGGATATAAACTTCAAAACGCTGAAATTACAAATGTATCATTAAATTTCAGAGATCACGGAGTATTGTCACTTGACCTTACGCTGAACGGTGGCGGATGGGGAGTCGTTTACGGCGGCTATGTTCTTGGACATGGATATTTGGGAGCCAAAGAATTTAAAGGTTCTGCTTCTGGAATGGAAGCAATCATGCGAATTATGGATGTAGTTGGCGTTGAAGACCTTGTGAATTTAAAAGGAAAGCATGTTCGGGTTGCAACAAAGGGATGGGGAAACTCAGTGAAAATCATCGGACATTTTATCAAAGACCAGTGGTTTGATTACTTGAGTTTTTACGAAGACAAAAAGGAGTGACAGGATGAAAATTTTAATTAATGTTCTGGACAAAATCAAAAAGGAAATCTCTTCAACATCCGGTTTGTACGACAGAGGATGGAATGATGCACTGGAAAAGGCAAAGGAATGTTTCACATCCTATAATCCGGTGATTGAATGGATTCCGACAGAATTAATGTTACCGCCGGAGCCAGACGAAGATGTTGATATCGAGGAACTTCCGCAGTACACGGTAACAATCAAGGGTGCTGAATGGCCAACATCTCTGAGATACATTGGAAACGGAGAATGGGCGGATGTTGGAGTCGGAAGAGAGATAAAATACACGGTTTCGGCGTGGATGCCGATGCCTAAAGCTTATAAGGAGAAATAACATGAACAAAGTAATTTTGATCGGCCAATTAGTGAAAGACCCGGACATACGGACCGGAACTAACAACATAACCATTGCCAGATACGCTCTTGCAGTAGAAAGACAGTATCGTAAAGACAACGAGCGGAAAGCAGATTTCATAAATTGTGTTGCACTTGGTAAAAATGGAGAGTTTTCCGAAAAATACCTGCATAAGGGAATGAAAATTGCAGTCATCGGCAGCTGGCAGACTGGAAACTATACAGACACTGACGGAAAGAAAATTTACACAAATGATTGCCTAGTGGAAACACATGAGTTTGTGGAAAGCAAGGGTAGAAGCAACCAGTCCGAAAACATCGGCACAGTTCCGCCGCCAGCACCGGCAAGTGACACATTTGTCGAACCGGCTTATGATCCGGATTTGCCATTTAGCTAAGGAGTAGCTTCGGGTGGATTACAAGAAATTCAGACAGGCGAAAGCCATTGAAGCAAGCAACAAGAAGAAACTTCTGAAAGTAAATCCAAAACTGGATGAAGGAAGCGGCATATATATGCTCTGGCGTACCGAAACCCATGGATATATCGGGCAGTCAGTAAAACTTCTTACCAGACTGGCCCAACACATGTCAGGATACGAACAACATATTGATCGTTCCATGAAAGCACATGGGCTGTATTCGGAAGAGAACAAGAACGGATACAAGATTGATTTCTTTCACTGCCCGGCATCGCAGCTTGACGAAAAAGAACGAGAATACATCCAGAAAGCCATTGATGCCGGATGGATTGTGAAAAACAAGACTGGCGGCGGACAGGATGAAGGAAAAGAAAAGATTGCTGATTACCGACCGGCAAAAGGATATCGTGATGGTATCCAACAAGGCAAGAAAGCTCTGGCCCGTGATTTATCACATATCATTGATACGCATTTGCAAATTACCCTGAAGCCGGAAAAGCAGAACAACAAAACTTCAATCAAAGCTTTCGAGAAATTTAAAGAAATGCTTGATGAAAGGAACTACGAGAAATGACTATACGTGAAATAAAGAACAGAAAGCATAAGGAATACGAGCAGAATCGTAAAGATATTTATTATTTTATCGTAAAATACGAAAAACGCAAAGGCGAAATGCCACAGATTAAAACGATAGCTGAGGAATTGGATTTAAGCCCTAGTGCAATCCAGAGGCATTTGCGCCAGTTTGCGGATGATGGACTGATTGAATTTTCGGGGAGCAATTCTCACAGAAAATACCGGTTGGTAAGAAAGAACAAAAGATGAAGCTTTACGATCTGTACACCTTAGATGGAACATTTGTAGATACTCTTACCCGGAAAGAAGCCGTTGAAAGGTTCAACCTTTCCGGGTGGGACTTTAAATCAAAAATAGACTACAGAGATTCTATCAATGGCGAATATTACCTGGATGATTCAGAAGATGATATCACTGTCAGAAAACATAAAGACAAGGAAATGCTTATACAGTTTGACTTACTCACATCGAAGTTGAGAAAAATATTAAAAGTGGAGGGAAAATAATGGCAGAGAATTGTAATGAATGTAGTATCGCATGGATACGTGGAAGTAATTATGCTGAGGTATCAGCGTACAACGGAAGCACTTTAAAGAATCGAACACTTAAGCTGAAAGAAGAAAACCCGGAAGATGTGAAAGTTATCGCAATCAACAAAGATGGCTCAATTTTCGCTCATGTACCAAGAAAATACGTGCCGAATTTACGAGCTCCGAGAAAACTGACAGAAGAGCAGAGGGCAGAACTGATTGAGCGAGGAAAGAACATGTCGAAATGGAAAGTAACTGATGTAGAAGAAACGCCAGATTTCGATTCTGACGATGAAGATGAGGAAATGTTCGATGTTTAATGAAAGAATGGGAATTAATGTTGAAAATGGTAAAAGTAGGATTTGCCCTAAATGCGGGAATCGTTTTCATGTTTTCACAGATTATAACCGGCATTGTGGAGGAAATTTATATTGGTGCGAATGCACAGAATGTAAAACCATTACAAAAATACATCACAGTAAGGAAGCTGCAATAGTGGCTTTTAAGGAAGGATTGGTACACAAAAATGAGCAAAGTGAACATATATGGGCTTAAAGCATATATAAGTAAAACGTTTGATTTGCATGTTGGCAAAAGAATCAAATACGTAGAACGTGGTGGGGAAGAAAAAGAGCATATCTATGAGGTAAAACAGCTTTTTCCACATTGCGTTTTACTAGAAGATATTTTCGATCACACAAGAATTTGCCCTTGTTATAGCAAATTAAGCTTGATGTTAAGGGGAATTGAATAAGAATCTGGTTAAGAAGATGGGAGTATAGATGAGAGATTTAATCATAGATTGCTTTGCCGGCGGTGGTGGGGCGTCTGTAGGAATCGAAATGGCGCTCGGAAGGCCAGTAGACATAGCGATCAATCACGACCCCGACGCTATCCTGATGCACAAGACGAATCACCCTGGAACACTGCATCTGACAGAAGATATCTTCAAAGTAGACTTGCAGAAATATGTTGGAAATCAGCACGTAGCGTTGATGTGGGCTTCCCCGGACTGCACAAGCCATTCAAAAGCAAAAGGCGGTCAGCCCCGTAAAAAGGGGCTTCGCATTCTTCCATGGGCTGTATACAAGCACGCAAAGGCAATTCTTCCAGATGTGATAATCATGGAGAATGTAGAAGAAATACAACAATGGGGACCATTGGACGAGAAAGGGCATCCAATCAAAGAAAGAGCCGGTGAAGATTATCGAAAATTCATTTCAGCAATGGAAAATATCGGTTATGAATTTGACAGCCGGGAACTGGTAGCTGCGAATTATGGAGCGCCGACTACAAGAAAACGTTGGTATGCGGTGTTTCGTAGGGATGGAAAGCAGATAGTGTGGCCAAAGCCTACGCATAATCGTTTTGGGACAGACGGCCTGAAGCCATATGAGCAGTGTGGAGATTACATTGATTGGTCAGACTTAGGTAAAAGTATATTTGACCGTCCGAAACCACTGGCAGAAGCAACACAGAAGCGCATTGCAAATGGAATCAAGAAATATATCGTTGATAATCCAGAGCCGTATATTGTACGGAATAAAGATGCGCTGGCATTTATCATTCAGTATCATGGAGAAACCAGACAAGGTGATTCCAGAGGGCAATTGCTGACTGAACCGATAAAAACCATTGACACCTCAAACAGATACGGACTTGTGACAGCTTTCATCACGAAATATTACAAAACCGGTATCGGTCAAGGATGCGACGAACCACTGCATACAATAACCACATCACCCGGACACTTCGGCGTGATATCTGCTTTTCTGGTTAAATATTATGGAACGGGATGCGGACAGGTACTCAACGAACCGCTCGGAACCATTACCACAAAAGACAGGTTCGGACTGGTAAATGTTCTGGTTGATATTCATGGAGAGAAATACATCATATCAGATATTTTTCTCAGAATGCTAAAGCCGGAAGAATTAAAGGTGATGCAGGGATTTCCAAAAGATTACATTATTGATCGGGATTACAAATGGAGAAATTACCCGATTGCAAAACAAGTAGCGAGAATTGGAAATAGTGTTGTGCCGGTTATGGCAGAAGTGCTTGTGAAAGCTAATTGCCCGTATCTGAAAGTCGGAGAGCGAAAAGCTGCACCGGTGATTTATATTCAGAATAATGGACAGGTATCATTTGGATAAGAAATCATGGAGGACTGCACAATAGCGTGCCAGTTGTTTACATTGGGAAAACGAGGATGGAAATGAAAAAAAATAATTACACTTCATTCTTCAAAACGAAGCCAAAGAAAGTAGAGAGATACATTCGTTGCAGAAAATGTGGTGGAAACATGGAATGGGTTGAATACTATCCGCCGGAAATCAAATGTCCGAAGTGTGGCTATACTGTATATCCAAAACCTTATGAGCCAGATTGTATTAAGCTGTTAGAAGCATCGGAAGAATATTTTGAATTATATGAGAAAATAAGGAGGAAAAATGGATAAATTAAAACCGTGTCCGTTTTGCGGAGGAAAAGCAGAAATGTTATTTAATGAATATGAAGATTCGAGAAAAGAATATCTTGCAGCTTGCACAGAATGCGATGGAATGGTTGAACGCTGGAGAGAAACAGAGGAAGAAGCTGTAGAACAGTGGAATCGAAGAGTAAGCGACAAGGAGGGTGCGGAATGAGAAAACACACAATAAATCTTCCAGGAGGACTGGAAGCGGATATTTTTAATTTACCAGAGGATTTCAAAGAACAGGTTGAAGAAACATTCAAAGAGTATACATCTGGAACAGCAAAAGCGTATATGTACGCTGACAAGTTAGGATTCATTGACCGTTGCGTAGAATGCCTGAACGGTAATGAGGATTCAGATAAGGTTGTAAATTCACTGGTTGAAGAAGCGATGATTGCCGAATGGAGAAATAATGGTGAAATTATTAAGGAAGATGATATATACAGTTTTGAATTTATGGAAGATTGCTACAGGAAAGGCAAAGAAGATGCAAGGCTGAACTCTCATTTCGGAACTGACGATCATCACATTTACGACCAGATCCAGAAAGTTCTGGTGCAGGTAATTACAATTGTAATGAATTATCAGGATTAAGGAGGACACAAAATGTTAATCAGAAGTCAGAATAAAACATTTTTATTAAACTTTAGCAATTTGACTATATCTTATATTGCGGAAGATGACGAGGATTTTGTTATTTCAAGCCTAGAGGACGAAAACAGATAGAGACTTGGTAAATACTCCTCAAAAGAAAAAGCCATGAAAGTACTGGATATGATTCAGGAAGCCTATGTAAATGGACATATTGATTACCAGATGCCAGAGGACAGTGAGGTGGTTGTATGAGCCATATCAAAGACAGATTGTCCAGTTATCATGATTGGATGCAAGATATTGTAAATAGATACAAATTGGTTACTGCTAGAGATTTTTTAGAAATGATAGAACAGCTTCAAGAGGATCTGGAACAGGACGAGAAAGAAAATGGCTGGATTCCAGTCAGCGAGAGATTGCCGGAAGCAAGCGGTACGTATCAAGTGACTTGCATGGACGGAAGAATATATCGTTCAACCTACGCAAAATTCCAAAACAAATTGAAGCGCTGGGAATTAACTGGTGCTAGGTCGTATTGGAAAGTCACAGCGTGGATGCCGCTTCCAGAACCATATAAGGAGGATTAAATGGGATATTGTAAAATAGAATGTCCGGACGGTGAAACAGAGTGCTGCATCTGCTGCAAGAAGCAAGGCGGTTACGATAACCGGTGCGACATGATGGATAGCTACGAATACGCAGAAGATTGCGAAGATTATGTCAAGGAGGATGAAGTATGATCACATTCTTATTAGGATTCACCCTTGGAACCATATTCGGAGCGACTGGTCTTGTATGCGTGGCGATCATGTACAACAAGCATCATCCAGACGAATAGAAAGGAGCAACGGTATGCTGACAAGGAACAAAAAGCTGAAAGACTACGGTATTCCGGCAGAGGACATTGAAAAGCTGAACATGATGCTGAAAGACTTCCCGGCAGAGTACGGCTACCTGCTTACCAGTGCTGCCTTGTCAGCTTGCCCGAAGAACACGGTGATAGCGGATATGGTTATTGAGAATATCCTACACCGGAAAAGCTACAGGAAAATCAGCAAAGAAAGATATATCCCGATGAATCCGAAAGACTTCTACGGATACAGACGCAAGACCGTCGCTGTACTATATGAGAGAATGCGGTTGTTGGGAGTGTGGGAGGAAAAATAAATGAAAGAATATAAATGTCCAAAGTGCAATAGTAAAAACCTTTTTGTCAAGAAATTTGGGAATAATACGGGATTGTATTGCGGGGATTGCGGTGCATGGATTAAATGGGTCGGAAAAAATGAGCTGAGAATATTTGAATATTTAAACAGACAGAAATACGTAGACGATGCTAATAGTAAACAAGACGATATTGCAAACATCATTTATAGCACTCTCAATCATATGTATTGCGATAATTGCAGATTCAATAGCGAAATTAAAGAAAGTGATAGTGATGAATGGAACTGTGATGAATGCCACAGAAAATATAATGGATGGGGAGTTTCCATGCAGGAAAGTAATAAAATTGCAAAAGAAATTTTAAAACAGTTAGGAGAATAGGATATGAGCCGATTGATTGATGCAGACGAATTAATTAAATATATCAAAATTTGGGAAATTGGCACAAGTATTAGCTCTGACCAGAAAGAGTTTATTGATTGTGTTAATGAACAGTGGACAGCTTTTGATGCGGATAAGGTTGTTGAACAGTTGGAAGATTATTTATTTGAAAAATATTGCATAGAAGGGGATACAACAATTGATGAAATCGTGAAAGGCGGTGGAGTTGAATGAGAGAGTTTCTTTTCAAGGCAAAGCGGATTGATAACGGTGAATGGGTTGAGGGATATTACATAAGAGATCAATATCACATAGGTGGGAAGGACATTATTTTTTATCGGAAGGATTCAGATCGGTTTACAGTATATACCAATATAATTGATATAGAAACCCTCTGCCAGTTCACGGGACTTTGTGACAAGAACGGGAAGAAAATTTGGGAGAATGACATTTTGATGTGCCATGGAAACCCAAAAGACCTTGCAAAAGTGCTATTTGGAGAATTTGGTGTAAGAAATATTGAAACCGGCTCCATAGTAGACAAAGTTGTCGGATGGCATTATGAGGTTGTTCCGACAGATGCAATCAGCAGATGCGAACCATTCTGCTGGCCAATGCCATTGACAGAATATTATATCGACAGATGCGAAATGGAAGTAGTTGGAAACATTTTCGACAACCCAGAATTATTACAGGAGAAATGAGATGAGTAAAGGAAAAGACATTTCCACTATGTTCACAAGAGAAGAAAACAAAAAGAATGGAAGACTTGGATATTATAATGCTACCAGAGAGAAGAAAGATGTTATCAGTCCGGCACAGTATGGAGCATTCTTGCAGAAAAGAGGTAAGAAAAGATGAGTAAATCAGTATTAGTGATTGATACACCAGATAAATGCATACATTGTCCATTATTAACTGGTGCAGATGAATGTATGGTACAAGATGATGATGCAAATTTTAACGCTTCTGATTCTTGGGATGAGTTAATGAAGGGGTGTCCGCTGAAGCCATTGCCGGAGAAGAGCACTACCGAGAATGATATGACGGATTATCAGTGCGGGATGGTCGATGGTCGAAACCAGTGTATTAATGAGATTGTATGAGAGGTAGAGTAGATGAGCAAGAAAGTAAAGTGTTGTGAATGCGATTCTTTTATGGGATGGGCTTTGCCAAGAGGGGTAGATAAAGACAATTACGAATATGCGAAAGAAGTTTTGAAGTTAGCATCTACTACAGGAATATGTGAATATACCATGAAAACCAAGGCAAGGTCGCATGAGCAGTATTGCAGAAAATTTAAAAAAGACAAGTTTTTAGAACGACATAACGATTTTTTTAAAGATGAAATTTTAAAACTTGAAAACATGATCAAGGAATATGAAAAAGAAAATTTTGTGGAAGTAGACGAATCATGGAAAGCTCATTTTATGAGAAGATTTCAAGAGGTGAAGTAGATGGAGAGATTAACAGAATGGGAAAATGGTAGTGTCACATATAACGAAAAACGAGAGATTGAATGTGGTGAATATTGTGATAGCTGCTCACAGGGCGCAGGAAATTGCGAAACAATAAAGAATATGATTAAAAAACTTGCCGACTACGAGGACTTAGAAGAACAGGGCTTGCTTGTGAGATTGCCGTGTAAGATTGGAGACACGGTTTATAGAGTGAATGCCGGAGCCAAGCAACCGATTATTCCAATGACTGTTTCAGAAATTCATTTTCTCTGTTACAAAAATGAACGTGCTGTAAGGTTTGACGCAATAGGTAAAGAAGATATGGGAGAAAGTTGCTACCGTTTAGAAGATATTGGAAGAATAGTATTCCTCACCCGTGAAGAAGCTGAGAAGAAGTTGGAGGAACTCAAAAATGAAATTTAATTTTAAGGAGGCGCAAAATGGGAAGAAACATTTATTTTACGGATAGAGAATTAAGCATGGTAAGAGACTATGTGTTTGAAGCAACTGATATTTTAGGAAATGCTTCTGATACAGCAGAACAAGTGGACGAAGACATGGAGAATGGTCTTGGCTCTGCTTTGCGAAAATTATACAAAGGCTGTATTGGAGAATCAAAATACGCAAAGTATAAAACAAAACGAGGATAAAAATATTTTTAATCCGATAGAGAATAAGTTGGAGGAGATGCAGAATGCCGAAAATGCCTAAGCCAATGAAATATGATAAGATTCCCGAAACGTGTGGAACGTGTATTTATCGCAAATGGGTTCATGAGCTTCTGGATTATGCGTGCATGAATCCAGACCCAGAATTACATGGAATAGTAGTTGATTTCAATGATTATTGCGGAGAATGGGAGGATCAACATGAAACCAGAAGAAGCAATTAAAATCTTGCAGAATCGCATTGACTTAATTAATCAGGATTATTTGCATATGCCGGACCTTGTGGAATATCAGAAAGCATTGGAACGTGCAACTAAGGCATTGAAAAAGCAGATCCCGAGGAAAGTGAACAACTTGAGCAAAATATATTTTGACTTCGGAGTAGGCAAAAAAATAAAAGTTGGTGCTTACGGTAACTGTCCAAATTGTAATTACAACATAGATATTGTTAGTAAATACTGTACTAGATGCGGACAGAAATTAGATTGGAAAGAAGAGGAATAGATAAATGGCTCAGAAGCGAATGTTTACAATGAAAATCGTTGACAGTGATGCATTCCTGGAGATGCCGTTGTCAACTCAGTGCTTATATTTTCATCTTAACATGAGAGCTGACGATGATGGATTCATTGGAAATACAAAAAGAATAATGAAAATCATAGGAGCAAGTGAAGATGATCTGCGATTATTGATTGCAAAAAGGTTTGTTCTTACATTTGAGGACGGCGTGATTGTAATTAAGCATTGGAGAATGCACAACACTTTATCAAGAGATCGGTATGCTGAAACATCATATACTGACGAAAAGAAAATGCTGCTTTTAAAGGACAATGGTAGTTACTCTTTGACGGGCGGAAATCCGATTGATGATACTCGGCTAATAGAACGATCAGGACGGCAGACGCAACAAAGACGCAACAAAGACGCAACAAAGACGCTCTCAGATAAAGGTTTAGATATAGATATAGAATTAGATAAAGATAAAGATAATAATTTAATAGTATCTAAAGATACTATTCGTCAGACAGATGTCCGACGTGTTATCGAGGAATGGAACAAATTACAGGATGTTGGCATTGCTCCTATCAGGGATATCAAACCAGCATCAAAAAGATGCCAGATGCTCAAAGGACGAATAAGAGAGTATGGCATGAACGATCTCTTAAAAGCTATGGACAACATCCGCAACAGTGACTTCCTGAGAGGCGAAAACAAAAATGGCTGGATGATTACTTTTGACTGGTTTGTAAAACCAAATAACTTCTTAAAGGTTTTGGAGGGCAACTACAATGGGGACAGGAAACATGGATCTGGTTCAAAAACTCAAAGAAAAGTCGAACCACTTATCCCGTTCGGAACACTCGGTGATGATGGAGGATCAGACACATTGCCGTTTATGTGATGATTCCGGATGGGTATGGAGCCGTGATCAATACGGAGTTCCGTACTGTCAGGAGTGCTCCTGCGGTATCCGCCGAAAAATGATTCATAGAAATCAGCTTAAGTTTGCAGAGATTCCAGACATCTACAAAGATGCAATGTTTAATAATTTTCGGTCGGCGGTATATCAGCTGCCGGAGAGCCAGGAAACAATAAGGCAGGCTGCGAAAGCTGTTCGCTACTGGATAGAAAATATCGGCGATATGCAAAAGCAGGGAATTGGGCTGTATTTTTACTCTAGCACGAAAGGTTCTGGAAAAACCCGAATGGTATGCAGCCTGGCGAATGAACTGATTGAAAAACATCAGAAACAGGTAAAGTTTTCAACGTCTATGAGGATTCTTGACGAGATCAAGTCCACATGGGGAAAAAGATACAGCCCGGGCAAAACGGAAGAACAGTTGATTGATGAACTGTCCAGAGCAGATATTCTCATCATTGATGATTTCGGCACAGAAATTGAAAAAGACTGGGTAAATGAAAAATACTATGAAATTATCGACGGACGCTATACAAGCCGAAAAATCACGATTTTCACAAGTAATTACTGTATTTCTCGACTAAATTATGATGAGCGTATCACCAACCGGATTCTGGAGCGGTCACTTGAGATCCCATTTCCGGAAGAATCTGTCCGGGAACACATAGCGGAAACAATGAAACAACAAATGATAGCAGGTATCATGGGAGGCGGAAAATGAGCAGTGCGGTGTTAAAAAGAAAATTCACAGGGAAACCGGTAACTATGCCTTATTCAGCTGCAAAGATTGAAAGAATGCAGCGGATGTTTGATGAATCCAGAGAAAAAGTTCTGGCAGTCAGAAATGAAGAGATTGAAAAAGCGTACCAGAAAGGCAAGGAAGACGGGATCAGTAGAACCGTGAGCGCATTGAACGGAGTTGTGGAAAATGCAAGGGCGGAAGAACGCGAGAAAAGTTATAAAGACGGATGTGAAAAAGGTTTTGAAGATGGTCAAAACTGGGCTAACATCGAGAACAGCATAACTTTTCTTTTAGCATTACACGATACATATGAATTTGGTCCAGAAGAAATAATGACAGTTGTCAGAAAAGGAAATGAATATATTCACCAGGCTAACAAAGGAAATCCGACTATTGGTCAATTGGCACGCAGGCTTAATGAACAATGCAAAATACAATTAGATAAAGACGACGTGGAACTTTTGAGAAAATTCAGCGTATTTGAAGAAGGTGATCCGTATGATTAAGATAAGCGCAATGTACAAAGATTCCGGCGGAACAAATCCGTATCACAGATGCAATGAATGTCTGCGGTACCGGTCCGGAAAACACCCTAGATGCCTAAATTACAATGGAGATGTGGACTGGAAACCAAACTACATTGCTTGCAAATTTTTCACAGATGAAAAGGAAGATGAAATCAAAGGACAGATAGATATATTTGATTTGTTGTAAAACGAAGTAATTGATTGACCCAAAAACGCTAGAATCCATTTTATATAAGTTTGCATAGAAATATATGCCTAAAATGTTTTAAAAGGATTTCAGGCTTTTTCATCAAAGAAAGGAGTGCGACATGAACAAAGCGTTATTACTGGCATTGAACGAACACGTATACCTTCAGGGACTAATCAGTAAAGAAATGAAAGAAAAAATTGATATTGAAATTCTCTCTGAAAATTAAACCAAACTATTGAGCGGAGATGAGATTGAAGGTATAATAATCTTATCTCTGCTCTTCCGACCAGAAGGGAGAACGGGACATGAACGTTTATCGAACAAGAGAAGTGCTGAAAACTTGCAGCATTTTTGACTTGAAATTAAAAGTGGCTTTCTATGCAAGGGTAAGCACGGAATCAGAAGACCAACAAGTTTCTATACATCACCAGGACGAATATTACAGAAACTTCATTGCTAAAAATAAAAACTGGGTATTTGTTGGCGCGTACATTGACAACGGAATATCGGGAATACGAACTGAGAAAAGGGACGAATTTCAACGCATGATGGCAGATGCAAAAACTGGGAAGATCGATATGATTGTAACGAAAGAAATTACCAGATTTGCGAGAAATACGTTAGATAGTATAAGATATACAAGGGAATTGCTAATGTATGGTGTATGCGTATGGTTTCAAAATGACAACATCAACACGATTGACGAAGATAGCGAATTAAGACTTACCATAATGTCCGGAATTGCCCAAGATGAATCAAGAAAGCTCTCCAATCGAATAAAATTCGGACATGCACAGTCGATAAAAAATGGTGTAGTCCTCGGCGCTCGAATATACGGATACATCAAAAAAGACGGAAAACTTACAATTGATCCCAAAACAGCTCCAATGGTAAAAGAGATATTTGAAAAATATTCTACAGGAGAATGGTCTACATCCACTATTGAGAAATACCTGTACAAAAAAGGATATCGAAATTACAAAGGTGGAAAACTCAGCCGAGATAATATCAAAAAGATAATCAAGAACCCGAAATACAAAGGTTATTATTGCGGCGGTAAAGTAAAAGTTGTCGATATGTTCACAAAAAAGCAAGAGTTTTTGCCAGAGGACGAATGGACAATGTACAAAGATGACGGTAACCATGTTCCACAGATTGTAGATGAATCTGTATGGGATAAAGCAAACGTTATTATGCAAACACGGAGCGATGCAATCAAATCCCACAGAACGTCTTTCAAACAAAACAATTTGTTTACCGGGTATATCTTTTGCGGTAACGATGGAGCGCCGTACTGGATGAAGCAGCACACTATAAGAGGGCGTGAAGATGCAAGATGGGTATGCAGCTATCGCATAAAAAACGGAGCGCAAAGCTGCAACTCTTTTGGTATACGTGAGAAAGAATTAAGGGCAATGCTTGCAGACCTTATCAATAAATCCGGGGATATCCAAATAGCTATTGAAAAATATATAAGTTTGGCTGAAAGGAACATAGACTTCAGCAACGATGGAGCTGAGATAAGCCGACTTAAAAACATGGTTCTTCAGTTGGAGAAAAAGAAAGACAAACTTCTCGATCTTAATCTGGATGGAATCATAACAAACTCTGAATATCTTGAAAAAAATGAAAAATTCAAGAATGAAATCCAAGACATAAGCAATAAACTTTCCGAACTGGAATCGAAAGAAGAAGCCAATAAAGATTCCCATTTGAAATTAAAAAAAATCGGAAAGATATTAAATGATTTGCAAGGAGTTGGCCCAGAAGATATTACCAAAACGGTTCTGGGAGAATTTTTGGACAAAATAGTAATAAATCCAAAACGCCCGCAGGAGTGCGAAATTTTGTTCTTTTTAAAGACCGGAGATGTAAAAAAAAAGTCAATAATCGAGCAGGATAAACAAGGCTGTTCTGAATACTTTTTTTTAAATAAGTTCTCAGAACGACACGCCGTATTTTACAGGAAAATCAACTATGTGGATGGATGCGAAAAGGAATTTAACTACACTTACGCATTTGCAATCTAAATAATATACAAAAGATGAACGGAAGAGCAGAGATGTAATTTTTTGACATTTAAGTGAATATCTGATAGTATGAAAACATACTAATGACGACATCGGTTCCAATTCCCGGAACAGGATGTCTTTTTGTGTTTTTAAGGGGTGATAACCATGAATCATACCGCATATGACGTAATGAGAGAATATATGATCGAGGGAGCAGAGCTGGACGGACCATACCAGTTCCCCATGATGCCACGGTATACTGGCAGACCTGGAACGGATACTGTCGACTTCAAAGACAGCTTTGACCGGCGGATAAAGAACCATAGGGACTTGACCGTCAATTTCTATATCCATGACAACGAATTTGAGAAAATCTGGAATTGTCCGGATAAATATATTGAGCATCTAAAATGCTTCAACAGTGTGATCGCACCGGATTTCAGCATGGCAGTCGGAGAAGGCGGTATGCCATTTGCAATGAACATCTGGCAGAAGTACCGCAACCATGCGATAGCACATTATCTGCATATGAACGGAATCCGTATAATTCCAAACGTGAACATACCGCCGGAATACTGCTATGATTGGATTTTTGACGGAATACCGAAGAAAAGCACAGTAGCTTGCTGTACCAATGGGCGAGTGAAGTCAAAAGCATCACGACTGGAATTTTGTAATGGGTTTCAAGAGATGGTCCGGAGATTGGAGCCACTAAGAGTAATCATCGTTGGGCGGATACCACAGGAACTGCAAACAGATATAGAAATTATCAATTTCAAAAGCAGAAACCAGAAGATTAAGGACAGGGAGGGAAAATATGGGATTCTCAACTGAACGATCAGCACACAACAAAGTGCGTAGAAAAAAAGACAAGACAGAGCGAAAGGTGAAAGTCCGGAAACAACGGACCACATACAAAACGAAGAATACGGCTAGGAGAAAATCCGAGGGATTAAATAAATTAAATTGATTCGTGATTTTACACAGCCCCTCAGAAGATGCTATAGATTAATATATGCAAGATAGACAAAATGGAAATCTAGGAAAAACGGTTATTTTTGAGTTACCCCTTTTTTTAGTCATTTTTCGGACTTTTTCTATGTCTGAATATTGCAAATATTCAAGAGCCTCCAGAAATATCGTTCGTTTCACAACCGGTACGACCAATTTTATAAAAGCCTGTGGATCACCTGCGGACCGGTGCCGGGATTTTCTGGCGGTCAATAACTGATACTCTAATTTCGCCCACAACGCCCGCAAAACTGACAAGGCTAGACTTCTTCAACCGTAATCTAATCGGCCGTTAAAAAGCCGAATAGGGCGGTTGTACAGTGGATCCAAAATAGAACATACTTTTGCCACTGTTCGGACGCTGCGCCCCGGATCGGTGCCAGCTGCACGCGAGAGCACGACAAAAAGAGCCAGAAACGGCTATATATAATCATAATATCACCATACCGGGATTCCGTCAACCGTGAGTATTGATTGATAAAAACGTGCAAAAACGGCTTGAAAATCAGGCAATGATAAAAATATCAATGAACGTCAAAGAGACGAAAAACGGCGAAAAAAGCAAATCAACAACCGTATTTCCGGGCAAACAAAAGTTAAGTTGTCAAGGCACACGGCTTGTAGATAGATTTCACAAGCCTGATCCGCTCCCCAGGCCGTGAACCTGGCGCCGGACTGGATACCGGAAGAGCAGCAGAAAAAGAGCAGCGTTTTTACTGCTCTAAATAATTTATACATGCGACTTGTGGCAAGCCCCGGAAAAACTCAGAAAAACCGCCGTCAGTAATATTATATTGCCGATCAAAAACCGGGATAATCTGCCCGTTTTTAAGCTCCATGCAAGACAGCTGTAAAAATCCGTCTTTTTTCGTCGACCGGTGCAAGGCGTACCGCATGACGGACGCGTCACCAGATCGCGTTGTTACCGGTGGCAGATCATACCAGATCAGCGGGACAGTACCGGAAGAAACCGCATTAAACACTTGCGCAGCGTCCTTTTTTGCGGTTGAATTGATCTTGTCAACAACGGAAAAATCACCGCTTTTTATAGCGGTGATGGTTTGCTTTTGCGTGGCTTTTCTAATTTTCATTATAATGTTCTCCTTTTGTTCTCTCCTGGTAAAATGCAATTAATGTTATTTCTATCGGTTCTTTACTGGAAAAGTAACGAAAATTTCTAAATTTATTGAAATCATGTTCTAAGTGGTTTTCTTCGATATAGTTTATTATTTGCATTAAGTTCATTTTTTTTCTTTCTTCCCTGTACCCATGGGAGCCGGGTTTTTATTAGATGCCGAAAAAGTATTGACTATTTAAGGAAAAAATGATATATTGTGATAGCTGGATGCTATTCGAATTTTTCGAATGCATTTTCTGGAGCGGTCTAACGTGCGTTGTTAGATCGCTTTTTTATCGGTCCATCAATTTAACTTGACTTTTCCAGCTGCATGATGTATTATGATTGTATCAGCTAGCAACAGTTGCTGGTTCTTAACGTACCATGATTCCGTTGAGAGTCGCCACAGTCTACGGTGTGGTGTTGAGTTGAAAAGCATGTTTATAAGGATATGAAAAAAGGCTATTATATTTTTTGTAATGGTCTTTTTTTTATTGACTTTTTCCTGTAATCGTGCTATATTATTAATCAGTAACACATGTGTTACTTTTCAACGGGCCACGATTCCGTTGGAAGTCGTTCCGATCAATGGCGAAACGTTGAGTTGAAAAATATTGTTATATATTTGCTAAAATGCAAAAAGCGGGAAGGCGTGACAGATGTCACGCCTTTTCACTGTTTTCTATAATCTCTCGGTACATTCTTGCGCCGCCGTCCCATTCACTCCTGCCGTTCAAATACTCTTCGGCGGTTTCTTCGCGAACTTCTCCGGAATTTGCGAAAAGTGCAATTTTCCCGGTGCTTTTCTGCACAACCTCGGTTGCTGATAGTGTGCAAAAAGGCTCACAGCTTTCGCGGAAATTCTCCGCGCGGTCCATCAGCTCTATCATTTTTTTAGCTGCGGGATTGAAAACGCTTTCAAATCCTCGTCGGTAAGTACGTTTTTCACGTACCACTGAATATTTTTTACCGCTTCTGATTTTTTTAATAACAATTCCTCTTTTCTCATGTTTTTTTCCTCCATTTTTGATTTATTTTATTATACCATTTTTTTGGCTGGTATTAAAGGGCCGCCGGGGAAATGCTCCCCGGTACGCTTACTGGTCTAATTCCTTTTTGTGAACTCTATTTCCGTGTAATTTTCTCCGGTTACCTCATTTGCAAATGCCAGGATTCCGGCTATTGTAAAATCGAAGCGGGTAAAATCAAAACCTCTTTGCGAAAGTCTGTATTCGTAGGAACGCCCGCAACCTTCAACGTCGTAATATGTGCCGTCGACGTGTAAGGCGTTAGGCTGTACCACTGGACAACCTTTTTTGCTTGCGTCGCGTCTTTGGTAGCTTCCAAAATCCGCGATAACATGCAGACCGTCCAGCGTGTCAAATTCTGCGCGAACTCTGCAATTTGGAACGTCTGAGCCGTTTCTGTAGCCTGTTCCTGTGCATCCGTATTCTACTAATACTAATTTTCCCATAATTTCCCTTTCTGGTCTGCCATCATCAGCACCGGGAGACCGTCCCGCGGTGGACGCCCCTAAAATCTGAGGCGTTTCGGCTTATGCTTCTATTGTTCGCCCGCGGCCGTCCATAAATACCTCCCCGGCGGGCCACTGGCAAAGCTTTGCCCGTCCCTCTTTTACAACACGCTCATTATAGCGCCCGGCGTGCTGAAGTGCTTTGTATGTGATTGTTTTAGCGGTTTTGTTCGTGATTTCGAATGTTAAACCGCTTTCATAGTATCTTTTTCCGATTTCAAATTTTTTCATATCCTTTTACCTCTTTTCATATTTTTTGAAATCCGGCGGTTGCGTTGGGGCTACGGCTTGACCGCCGCCGGAAAGGTTAGAACTTGCTCGGTTTTTCGTACCGGATAACCGGAACTACTTCACCGGATTCCAAAATCTGCAAGCCATTGTACATTGGGCCGTTAAGCCCCCGGAGCTTCGGCTGCCATTGCAGTTCTTCCCGGGTCTCTGGGCTGTAATACGTCCCGTAAATCAAGGCCCGCATTTCTTCCAGCGTCTTGATCTCTTCGGGGAGATCGTAAACACATTTTCCGACTGTTGATGTTCCAATTATCATACTGTTTTCCTCCTTATGACTACTGACATAGCAGCTAATAACATTTCGTGGACTTTGCTTTCCTCTCTGAATGTGTATTTATCTTTGCCTGTCGCTTTCATCCAGATGATTGAATAAAAGCAATTGATACTTGATAAAGCTTTAAGGATAGTGTCTTTCATTTTATTCCCTCTCTTTCTCCCGGATCAGCGTCCGGGGTGAATGTTTTTTGTTTTCCTTTGATGGTTATATAATACTATAATTAAGCACTAATATCAATTGACAAAATGCACAAATTAAGCACTAATTATTTATGGCAAATTGTACATTATGATTAAGCACTAAAATTATTGACAATTAAGCACACGCATATTATAATGAAGAAAAATAAAGGAGGAATAAACATGGCAGAATTAACAGCAGAAGAAAAAGCAATAAAGAATCGAGAAGCAGTAAAGAAATGTATGAAAAATAAGGACAGAATAAATGTGATCTTACCACAGGGAACGCTTGACAGAATAAACGCATATGGATTAAAAACAAACGCGTTCGCGAGGGAATTAATTCTTGCAGAACTTGATAAAATGGATAGAATGAAAAAAATGTAAATTAAGCACAAATTACTATTGACAATTAAGCACTAATGGTATATACTGTAACCATAGAAAGGAAGTGGTTACAGTGGAAACAGAGCAATTTAGGATTAATGAAAATTCTGATTTCCCGGGTGTCTATATAATTGTAAATATGGACAATCAAAAAGTATATATTGGCTCAACCAGAAATATACGCAAAAGATTGAAAACACATTTATATAGTCTAAAAAAAGGGAAACATTCGTCAAGTACTTTTCAAAAAGATTTTGATAGTGGTAATTCATTTATTGCGTATCCTTTAACCCGGGTTGAGCTATTGCCAAAGTATTTAAAGGACCATAATTTAAGGTATTTTGAATATATGGCGATTAAAATGTTTGATTCTACGAATCCAGAAAAAGGATACAATAAAGTAAATCGCAAAGCAGAATCATACGAATTAGGAAATATAAAGCAAGCGAATTCTTTATTTAACGAGTTCTTTGAAGTGAAAGAAAAATACAAAACGAGAACAGACTTGGAATATTATAAAGAATATTACAAAGAAGAATTAGAATTCTTTTTAAAACAAAGCATGAGTTAAAGCACATCAAATAGCCCCCCAGGCGGGGCGGATCAGGAGGGAAAAATGCGAAAATATGATTTAGTAAAAAGAACAGCGAAATTTAACTACAAAAACAGAAGGAATATTGAAGAAGGATGCACAGCGTTAGATCCTTCCCCTGAATACATAAAAACTTTTGCCAGTTTGGCAGAAGCGAAAAAAGAACTTGCAAAGCATAAGACAGCTATTAGCAAGTTTAAATCTGGGATGACGTTTTATGAGGTTACGGAATATGTAATCGAGGAAAACGAGTTTGAGTATGACGAGGATGAAAAAAAGCTCGTGCAGACGGACTTTATAGACACGTTAGAAATAACTCCAATGAAAATTGAAGTTGTCGAGATTCCGAGTTATGAAACAATCGCGATTTGTTCCAGTCTGGAAGAAGCAGAAGAAGCCGCGGACAATTACGATGGCGAAGGCGAAACTTATATTATGATTTAATAATAAATAAAGCCCCTGAAAAATCTCCATGCAGGGGGCGGACAGGAGGGGAAAATGAAGATTTATAAAATTGAAAGTGCAGCCACCCACATAAACCGGGTGACCGGCAAAGTGGTACCGGATGAAATGGTAACATTCACACCAGCGCATAAACTCGTTGCACAAGATGGCAAATACATATATCTTGCGGACGGATTTACGTATTGCGATGGCGTCCCGGTTGCGGAACGTTACGCAAAAGAAGCTTATAGATTTTTTGATCCCAACAACAACGAGATCGAATTTGAAACTTGGAAATAAAAGGAGGAAAGAAGAATGAGAAAATTGGCAGAAGCAGATTTGAATATCGTCGCAGCATACATGGACGATGACATCAGAGAACAAGTAGCCAGCGAACTTGCACCATGTGAGCCGGGAGAATTTCTGGCAAGGTACTGCGAACTGGTACCGGAATTTGAGGATTTGTTAGAAGATGAGTTCTCGATTGAACTAGAAAATGGTGAATTTTTCAAAGTCAATGAAGACGAGGAAAATTTCACTGAAGAAGAGAGAGCTGATATAGAAAAACATCAGCTCGTAAAAAAATCCGCTAAATGCGGAACTTTAACAGAAACATTTGCCCGGAATTATGCAAGGGTTCCGGAGAAATTAATAAAAAAGCTCACGCCGGAAGAACTCGGGGAGCTTGTGGACGCTTTCTACAAATGTTACGAGGACGGAAAGAGGGCATGAAAAAAGGCCAGACCCGAAAGCCTAGCCTAATTTCTTTTAGTTATAACCAAAACTATTATTTCAATCCGTGAGCCGGCGGTATCGCTACCGACTCCGCTGTAAAAGCATCCATTTACAGCGACTAATAAGAGTATAATATACTATTAACTAAAAAGCAAGAGAAAAATGGAAATTATGTAAAATATGCGATGACTGAATTTTAACAAAAAAGCCCTTGGATAATCTCCAGGGGCTTAAACTCTTTTTTTTGTGGCGGCTAACGAGGGGAGAACAGACCCGCCGCCAAAGCCTGTTAAATTATTCATAGCACACAAATGTTTGCTTTGTCAAGAAAAATATTTTTTTACTTTTGGCTTGACAGGTTTTTATAAAATGTGCTATCGTGTCACTAACGAGGAACTCAGGAGGGGCGAGCTAATCGAAAAATAATAAAAATCATTCAGCCAGGTAACCGGATCAGACGCCGGAAGCCTGGTTTTTTTCTGTGCCAAAACGCCCCTATAATTATATTATATATATAATCCCCTATTAATTAACTCTATACAGTGCTGTATTATAAAATCTTTTAAGCCCCTCCTAGATTCTGAGTTTATTAATATATGCCTAAATACACTATATTATAATATATATAGCTCTATAACGCTGTATATTGAGTTATAACGGATTATTTTATTAATAGGTCTTTTATTTATACCTTGAGCAATAAAAATAAATTTATGCTTGCATTAATGGCTTATATGTGCTATTGTAATTGACAGATAAGCAAATACATTTATGATTTTTAAAACAAAGGACGATAAAAACTGAAAAGCATTTACGGGAACTTCCGGCGCTGGTTATAGCTGCTGGGCGTGTTTTTCGATTGCTGACCGGTTTGTTATCGTCCTTTTTATTTTACTAAATTAACAGATTAACGTTGTAAAGTGAGGTGATACAGTGAAAGATAATACTATCAAAACGGAAAAGGAAACAGAAGTATATTTAAGCAATATTAATATATATGCTGATGAATATATTAATACAGTGTTATGTGTATCACCTGATAGTGAGAATTACAGAAAAGAAGTAGCTGATAGTTTTGTTGATATGATATTTTATATTGCTGATCACATACAGAAACCTAGTAACGACGATATAGAATTATTAGATCATATGTTTAGTGTGTTTGTAAGATTATGCAGTAAGTATCATGTACTACCAACTCTGGAAGTATTTAGTTTTCTAGTAGGGATTAACCGCTCAACGTTTAGTGACTGGATGCGTGGGGACTATAGAACCGCCACAGCGCATAGCAACACGGTGAAAAAATGGTTCGATATTTGCAAAAACTGCACGCTTAATAGATTGCATAACCAGCCCGGAACAAATGCAAACCTGATCTTCGTTGCGAAAGCTGCATACGGCATGGCAGAGACAACACCAGTCCAGGCGGATCATGTGCAAGGTATCCCGCAGCAGTCGGCACAGCAGATTGCGGACAAGTACAAGGATGCGCTGGAGCTACCGGAGATGGAGCGGCCGAAACTGTGAACACGAAAGCAACCAAAACACAATATATTGTATAAAACAAGATGTAAACACAATATATAGCTTGTCGCCATGTATAAATAGGGTGTACTTAAAATGTACAATGAACAATGCGAGAAAATTTGTGCAATATGACGAACGAAAAGCGGTGTTAACATCCTCTGACTACTGCCGAAGGCCGAACAATAACAGCGTGATCCGGTGCAGCGGGTCCCATGGGGCGGCGGGCTGACCGGATAGCGTACGGGGAAGACGGGGACCCCCTTGGAGGAAAAACTACCAGGAGCCGGGTGAGCCCCCAAAGCAAACAAAATAACAAAAAGGCCCTTTTCACATGGCAGAGATAGTGATTGCAACACGACAAGCCGTAAGCCTTAACGGTTTCTCTGCCAACACAAAATAAGGCAATACCAAGAAAGGCAGGTATGAAGAATGAATGAAATGATGATTTTTAGCAATCCAGAATTTGGAAACGTAAGAACAGTGACGATAGACGGAAATCCTTGGTTCGTTGGAAACGATGTAGCAAAAGCATTAGGATACGTAAAAGAACGAAACGCCATTGCTAATCATGTCGATAAAGAGGACGCCCTGAAATGCAGCCTCCCTTCAAACAGCGGAGTACAGGAAACAATCGTGATAAATGAGAGCGGTTTGTTTTCACTTATACTATCAAGCAAACTCGATTCTGCAAAAAGATTTAAACATTGGGTAACTGCAGAAGTCCTTCCTTCTATCCGTAAAACCGGAAAGTATGAAGTTGGTCAGAAACAAGATTCTTACCAGATAGCTGATCCGATAGAGCGAGCTAAAAGATGGATTGAAGAACAGCAGGAAAAGCAGTTACTTGAACAGAAAGTGCAGGAGCAGAAGCCCAAAGCGGAGTACTTCGATTCTCTTGTAGACAATAGACTGCTCACAACATTTCGGGACGCTGCGAAAGAATTTCACATGCCACCCAAGACGCTTACGAAATGGCTGGCAGATAACGGGTATATTTATCGAGACCGGCACAATATCATAAAACCATACGAACAGCATCGAAAGTCAGGACTTTTCCAGATGAAAGATTTTTCAACGCCTTATGGGTATTCGAATGTTCAAACATATATCACTGTAAAAGGCAAGGAAACATTTCGACTGTTACTTCGGGGACAGGGACTGATTAGGGCATAAAAAAAGAGAACCATTACGGTTCCCTTTTGAGATCATCAGTGGTCAGTTTGATTGACACATCTGGTTTTGGCTCAATTATCAATTGACATTCCAGAAAATCAAGAATCTGAATTAGTTCATCTGCGGATATGCTTCCCCTTGAAAATTTATTTGCAAGTGATTGCGGGAGCATCCCAAGGTGCTGAGCTAATTGAACACTGGTTACTTTTTTCATCTTCATTATTTGCTTTATCTTATCAGAAACCATATAAATACCTCCTATTGACATTATCATAATCAAAAACGTTTCAATAGTCAATAAAAAATACTCATAAATGTGTACGAACTACTTGCAAACATAATCAATTAGATGTATAATTAACTCATAAATAAACGGGAGGGATTATATATGAAGATAGGATATGCGAGAGTATCAACAGTAGAACAGAACGAAGCGAGACAGATGGAAGCATTGAGAGAAGAAGGCGTTGATAAAATTTATATGGACAAGAAGTCCGGAAAGGATTTCAACCGTCCTGAATATCAGAAGATGATCGCTTCCCTTCAAAAAGGTGACGTACTGGTGATCCATTCCATTGATCGACTTGGAAGGAATTACGAAGAAATTATAGCTGAGTGGAGAAAAATTACAAAAGAGATTGAAGCAGATATCGTTGTCCAGGACATGCCATTACTTAACACCACGCAAAACAAAGATTTAACCGGAACTCTGATTGCTGATATCGTATTGCAGCTTCTTTCATACGTAGCTCAGAGAGAGCGTGAAAATATTCGCCAGAGACAGAAAGAAGGAATTGCGATTGCGAAAGCTCAAGGGAAATATAAAGGACGAGCAAAAAAAGAGGTAGACAAAGAACTCTTCGAGAAAACAAAGCAAAGATGGCAGGCTGGGGAAATTACCAAAGTTCAGTTTGCCGAAATTGTGGGAGTGTCAAGAGGAACACTATATAAAATGTTGGGAGGGGAACAGTAATGATAGACTTTACAAATAAGTGTGTTATCACAGAAAGCGATGTTGAATCAGCGAAGCTTCTTAAGATGGCAATTTCTCAAGGTTTTGCGCTTCCGAAAGGCGAAAAAGTAATGGAATCATGCAGATTTTTCCGCTTTATCGGAAGTCCGTATAAAAGCGTGATTGCGCTGTCAGCAGTAACACAGGAAATGTATGATCGAGCTATATTGTACTCACATTTATTCGGGAATGAGCTGGAAGAACTAATGAAAATTTCTGATCTGGCTGCCAGGTGGTGCCGTACATATGGATACAATCATCTCAGTGTATACGCTAATGAAGAAGCTGACATATACACTGGGCGCGGGATTGCCAAAAACAAAGATGGTGCGGTGCAAGATTTGAAAATCAAATTAAATAAGCCACGTAAAATAACGGTAGCTGAGCTTGAAGAAAAATTAGGCTATCCGGTAGAAATAGTAAGTTAAGGATACTGCTTATGAAAAAGAGTAATATTCAAGGCGAATCCATTCGTATCCGGTTGCCGTACCAATTGGAGCAAAGGCTTATAGCCGAAAAGAACCGAACCAGCAAAAGCGTGTCACAGATCACCCGTGAAGCCTTGACACAGTATTTTCGGAAAAGGTAGGTAAAAGATGATGCTTGAAAAAAATTTTAAAAATAAAAAAGGGCTTTCTGGAAAACTGGAGACACATCCACTTGAAAAACCTTTACTGCACGACAAAGCGTATGAATATCATCACAAGAAAGCCGTTCTGGAAGATGGAAAACTGTATGATACGGAATCGGCGAAAAAGGTTTTTACGGACGAAGCAAGTTTAGAATATATCGCACTCGGAAGAGTAACGCAAATAGTTTACTTCTTAACCCCGAACGGAAACTGGTTTTCGGCCAAAGAAAAAATCGAGACTGAAAGCGGAATCACTGATGTCGGCGAATATCGCATACAGGTCACAAAAATCATTTACACATACAGTGATCTTCGGATAGAGCAAAAATACAAGGTTAAATACCTGATTGGAAGAAATGACTATGAGTTATACAAAGAATATTTTGGAGAGGTAAAAGAGGCATGAATAAAGAAAAAGGAATATATGAACTGTTACCGTCAGAGCCAGTTGATGTAGCAGCTATGTTGATAAAAGCAACGATTGTTACGGACGCACCGGTATTCGCACCACTATCTCCGATGCTTAAAGGTAAATTGGTTGCGATTCCAAAATACGACCCGGTTCAGCTTCAGGAAATCGCAGAGCATCTTCTGGTGTACTGCAATGCACAGGAAAGGGGATACGAAAATGTCTGTTGTGAAGATTGTAAATCCGAATCCGTATGACTGGATGGGGACGCAGTGCTTTATTGACGGACATAAAGTACCGAGAGTAAAATCAGTTGATTTTCATGTTTCGGTCGATGAAGTACCGACGTTTAACTTTGAAATGATGGGAGCACCGGATATTGAACTGGAGTGTCTAGCACAGATTAGTGTTAGTTCTCAATCAATTACTGATGCAATTTCGGTTTTAAGGCACGAACTACTTCAACATGGAGAAATATACCAAGGCTTCAAATCAAGCCTGAAATCGGCTCTGGAAATCTATTCTACATGTGGGCTTCCATTTGAGCCTGAAGAAGAGACAGCAGAAAAGATTCTTGATTTCATGATTGGAGAAGAACGATGAGAACGATATTTACGATAATAGCACTTGCCATCAATGTTCTGATGTTTGTTTCGGCAAGTTCTGAGATCGTGACAAATAACAACAAAGACAAATGGGAATCTACCGCTTGTTCGATGATTCTTGTTGGAACCGGAATAAGCGTGATTTTATTTTTGACATCCCTGTGAGGTGAAATAAATGTTACTGGCATTTCCGATGGTTTTACTTCCGCTGATATTGGTAGAGCGGATTAAAATAATAAAAACAAAGGTACAGCCCTCGCCGTGTGGACTTGGAGGAACGTTCATCACGGACAGGACGAGGCATGAAATCCCTAGATAGCCTGTATCGGTACGGATTTATAATAATGAAATAGATATCCAAAACCAAATTTCCTCCAAATGAGTTACGACTGATACAGGCGTTCCAGGAAAAACATAAATATAGCAATGGTGTTTTTGAAATATATCACGTGCGGCAGGGTTGAGCGACTGCCGCAACATAGCGCATTGGCGAAGTGGCAACGCATCGGACTTTGACTCCGCTATTCGTGGGTTCGAATCCCACATGCGCCGCTCTGCATCGGATTTCGCCTTTCCTCTGATGCAGGTTGGATTTTCTTTTTCCCTTTGCCACCTATCACAACGGTGATGATTAAAGGAACTGTCAAATGTTCCGGGTGGCTTTGCCTTAGTTGGCAAGATTAATTTCTTCTATGGTTTACCTTTGTTGCAGCTGGCGGTCAAGAACTGCAACAGTAGTAAAAAGACAGATATCGCAGCGACCCTGTATCTTTTTGCTACTCAGGAAACTTAGCTCAGTTGGTTAGAGCAGCCGGCTCATAACCGGTCGGCCCTGGGTTCGAACCCCAGAGTTTCCATTTCTCCCAAAGCTGTCCATCCGTTTTATGGATAGAAAAAACTGCCGAATGTGTGTATGTGGGTTGTTTTTCAGAAGGTACGTAACGGCGTAGCCGGAGTGAAAAGACAACTTCCCGTTCGGTTCTGTCTCTGAGTTGAATATGTCGCCAATGAGTGCACGCTGACGACAGGGAGTTTTCAAGAGGCATTTCAGAAATAATCCTCCGAAACAACTCCGTGGGACTGGCACGGATGAAAACAGTCTAGTGGAAAGCATAACACGATAAACCTATTGCTAACCCGGTACAATCCGGGTTAAGGCAGGATGGAGAAGTGGAATCTCACAAGGCTCATATCCTTGAGAACGGCGGTTCAAATCCGTCTCCTGCAATTAATTCGTTCGTTCTATACTGTCAGTGCACAGGCGGTCTATGGTTCAAGCGGATTAAACCCATGGGAAAAGGTTGATGTTTATCCTGGTAACTGCTGGACAGTACGAAAAACATTATCATATGTTGTGCAAATGGAAATCATCTCATTCATTTACCGAGGTGATCAGCCGTGGTAAGCGGCATGGAATGTAGCTCAGTGGTAGAGTACACTACAAAAGCGGTGAGGTCGCAGGTTCGATTCCTGCCATTCCGTTTCCGGTAAATTGCCATTACCGGAAAGCATTTCCAAAATGCTCAAATTTACCTTCTGATTGGTTCCGGTGGTTCACGTTGGGTGACAATGCGTGGTTCAAGTCCACCCACCGGATTTTTTTATTTTATAGAAAAAGGTTACTTGGTGATAGCTTTGAATGTTGGGAGGGAGTAAAGAATGAAAATTCATGAAATGATATGTTTGAGAAATACATACGGCGGAGAAACAACTCTTGATGAACTTGTAAACCGAATACAAGGAAATAAAATTCACAGATGCCCGAAGTGTGGTGGAAGTGGAACTATTGTCAAAAGAGTAAATCGTGCACAATACTGGGAGTGTTGCGATGATTACAAAGAAGTAGAAGTCACTTGCGACTTATGCAACGGTGAAGGATACACTGAGAAAAGATATGAGCCTAGAATGGTGCAGGATGGATGGAAATGCGAATAGCAGGTAAAGAAATCAAAGACGAATGTTCCCATTGCGGAAATATCCTTGAATGCGAATTGTTCCGTCAGGGGCATGGAATAAAACAGGAACGTGAGAACATAGCAAAGATGATCAAGTGCCAGATGAAGCACAGGGAGGAAAGGCAGTATAATTGAAGGGGGAGATTTCCATGTTTAATAAATTTTTTAATCTATACATAAGATACAAGACCAAAAATCTCAAAGCAATTCCGTTGTTCGTAATGACATTTGACTGGAAGAAATTCCAGAAATACGGTGAAAAAGATAGTTGCACACTATACTCAATACATCCGGACATTGCAAAAGACCCAATCTTAAAAGAAAAACTCAGTGAATGTGTGGATCATATCCGCAACAATTACGATATGGAAATGTTTACCAAGATTTGAGGGAGGATTGCCATGAGGATTGAAGATATGAAGAACTGGACGGTAGATCAGCTGAAGAAGGAAGTTGTCCGACTGTCTGAAGAATGTGAGAAAAGACAGCATGAAATTTTGGATTTACAAGAACACCAGATTGAGCTGGAAAGAGATTGTGATGTGATGATGATGTATGGAGAACCTGAATTAATTAACGATGCGCAGCCAGATAAAAAGGAGACAGATTTTGCTGCAAGCTTAAAAATGTATGAAGATCAGCACCAGTTCGATTGTATTACAATTAACCAGCTTCAGACCGCATTGGATGTAATGGTTGACCGATATGCAAATCTAAGAAAAATTCACGGGGTGAGTTGATATGGAAGAGAAAGATGAAAAACAGTATTTTCTTAAAAAAACAGATGGCGAGTACTGTCCGTTTACCAGAATAGCAGACATTTCAAAAAGCATTGAGTCTGATCAGAATGATAATTTGCAGAATTTCAGCGAAGACAAATCATTCTCTATGAACTTTAAAATGAATTCAAATACTAAGAAGAGATTATTTTGGACAATAGTTGCACCGAATAAAATAAATCGAAATAATTTCAGAAAAAATCATGGAATTCCGATGATACGCAGAGTTGCAGGACGAAGAGGAGTGAGGAAATATAGATGAGCATTAAATCAGCATTTGAATCTGAGGGGATAGATTTCTCTCAGGTAATGAACCCACCAGAGCCGTGGGACGGACGGACATTAATAAAGAACATCAATGGCAAACTGTGGTATTGTTGCCCTTTTTGCGAGAAGAAAGCACTTCTCATTAGCCCAGAAACAAAAATTCAGCATCTTAAATTGAAATGCAAGGGTAGCAACTGCAAGAAAGAGTTTGAGGTCAATGTATGAACATAAAACGAATTAAATGTATTCTGACAGGCGGATGTAGATTCCGGGATTCAGCTATTTCAGAGTGCGACGATAAAGAAAAGACCTGTACCATTACGGAAACTTGCTGCAAGTGTGGGAAGAAGTATACAGCGGTATTTACTTACAAACAATTAGGGATTCCAGACTGAGGTGAATATATGAAATATGGTGCAGTGAATTATCCCGTTAAGATTATTGATGAAGAAATCATTAATGCACTGGCAGACATTGAAATACATCATGAAGAAGATAAACGAATTGTTTTGGTAGAATGCGTCATGAATTACACTGAACTTCCAGAAGAATGCATTCTTGAAATTGGATATCTTAAAAGAAAATTCAAACTCGTGCATATCGACTTAGCTACAACAGGATCTGGAATCTATAAACTTAAATTCATGTTTGAGCGAGTAGAAGATATAAATAAAAAAGACGAGTGGTGGGATTCGTTTAGAAGCATTGTGAGGTGAGCAAATGATATGGAATGAAGAAATATCCTTTGATGGATTTCAAAAGAAGATTGATGAGTGGTACAAGGATAAAGACTTTGAACTGTGCGACCCACCTATCAGCGCTCAGTTTGCCTTAGACTTAATTTTCAAGACATTAGTAGATGATAGAGAAGATTATCCGTATCTCACAACTATGTCAGAAAACACAGAACAAACAAATAGTATCATGCTTGATTTGATTCTTCGGAAATACAGTCGCAAATATAGAAAATACTTGAAATTAAAAAAGAAAAATAAATAAATTAGTCAGAGAGCCACGTGAGAGCCAGACTAAATCCTAAAAGAAAGGAGGCCTGGCTCTATTTTTATGTCCGGAAATATTACAGAAGGCTCGATTGAGTGGTACAGGGCAGTCTTAAATCGAATCATCAGCGGAGATATGTCTGTTTACCAGAATCAGAAAGACTGCCTTGATCTGTTGTTAAACATGAACATTGATTTGCCGTTTACGGAGAATTTAGAAGCACAGCAAATGGCAATAAAAGTAAGTAAGTATGCCCATAACGTAGCCGCAAGACAAGCTGCACTGACGGGAAGCGGTAATTTTGATGATATCTACTGGCAGTATTTGCTGTTGGAAGGACAGAACTATCAGGTTGACAGCGGACTCCTTTACCTTGAAAAGAACCGAATCCCGAAAGAGCGATTCTACGAACCACGAAGAAATGTGTTCTTACAGCATAACATCATAGGGTCACTGCAAGACCTGATGGATGACAAATTAGATATATTTGCATTAAGCGTACCTCCGGGTTGTGGCAAGAGTACTCTGGAAGATTTCTTTTTATCATTGGTAGGCGGATGGTTCCCGAATGACTTTAACCTGTCTTCAGCACACAGTAGCATTTTGACACGTTCCCTTTATGATGGCGTTCTGGAAATTATCAATGATCCCGTGGAATACACGTGGCATGAAATGTTCCCGAACGTAGAAATTCAAGGAACAAACGCAAAGGAAACTACAGTCAATCTCGAAAGAAACGGACGATTTAAGACATGGACATTTCGTTCTATTGATGGTTCTTTGACTGGTGCCACTAGATGTAATAGATTTCTTACTGCCGATGACCTTGTGTCTGGTATTGAAGAAGCTTTGAATAAGAACCGACTTGATACCTTATGGACAAAAGTGGTAAATGACTTGCGCTCCCGTAGACTTGAGGGATGCAAAGAGTTTTATATTGCCACCAGATGGTCAGTACATGACCCTATTGGAAAACTGCAACAACTGTATGCCGGAAACCCACGGGCAAGGTTTATTGCAGTGCCAGCACTTGATGAAAATGGAAAGAGCAATTTTCTGTTTACGGTAAATGGATTCTCCGAAAAATATTTCAATGATGCTAAGGAAGCCATGGATGAAATTTCTTACAACTGTCTTTATCAGCAACAACCGGTAGAACGTGAGGGATTATTATTACCACCGGATAAATTAAAACGATTCTTTTTCAGTGAAGAAGACGTGCCGGATGGATGCGCGGATGAATACATCATCATTCCAGATAAAGATGCAGATGCAATATGGGCGGTATGCGATACAAAAGATAAAGGAACTGACTTCGAATCATTACCGATTGCATACCAATACGGAGATAAATTTTTCTTTCCTGATGTGGTGTTTGATGACACTACAGACTATGACATTTTGGATAGAAAGACAGCAGATATTTTGATAAGACATAACCCACATAAGATTCGTTTCGAATCAAATAATGTCGGAAACCGCGTGGCACACAATATTCAGAAAATGATTACTGGAAAGTGCAGAGCTGAAATTGAGACAAAACCAACGTCGGCAAATAAAGAAACAAAGATTCTCGTAAATTCGGACTATATAGCAAAACATTTTTATTTTCTGCATCCAAGTCAGTACAAAGCAAAGTCTGATTACGGATTGTTTATGGCTAATGTAACTACGTACACCACTAGGGCAAAAGTACCACATGATGACGGAATCGATTCTTTGGCTATGATGGCTGAGTACACACAAAATCCATTAGGCGGTAAAGCGACAGCAATGCAGAATCCATTATGGGGAGGGAGAATGAGATGAATACACGACAATATCTCGAACAAGTACAAGATTCTGAAAGAAGAATCCAGAATAAGATACAGGAAGAATACCGCTTAAGGCTTTTGGCAACCAGTATATCTTCTTTTTCAAATGGAGATAAAGTGCAGACTTCCGGTGGAAAAGACCGTGTTGGTGATGCTGTAACCAGGATTGTTGAGTTGCAGCAGGAAATAGCATCTGATGTCAAGGAACTGGCAGAATTGCAAATGAAAGTTTCCGGAGATATCAATGACATGGAAAACTCCATGTATTCATCCTTACTCCATAAGAGATACATAGAATTTAAAAATCTGGTCACGGTCGCAGACGAGATGGGATATTCCGTACAGCATATCCGTTCCTGCCATGGAAAAGCCATTGAAGCTTTGCGGAAACAAAAGCATTTTGAAAGTTAATATGTTTTAATATGGAATCATATGTTCTATGTATAATATAATGTAACCTGTAAAACGAGCATCGGAGAATAATCCGGTGCTTTTTTAATGCCCAAAAATGGGAGGTGTAGGCAGTGGGCAGAAACAAAATGAATTTCATTGACTTATGCCGGGGCGAGTTTGGCCGCAAAATTGCCTATACCGGTGTAAGTCAGATTACAACAGCAAATGTTAGAAAAGTTGTTTCTGACACAATCGGTACTCATAACCGGAATAGGGTACTGATTGACTACTTGTACCGGTACTACAAAGGAGATCAGCCGATTCTCTACAGAGAAAAAGTGGTGCGACCGGAAATCAACAATCGTGTATGCGAGAACCATGCACTGGAAGTTGTCCGCTTCAAAGCATCACAGACATATGGCGAACCTATCCAGTATGTGTGCAAGAAGAAAAAAGCAACAAAAAAAGCAAACGAGCAGGTAGATCTGTTCAATGACTATCTGGACGAAGCAAACGCGGAAGCCAGAAATATCGAACTAGGGACTTATCAAAGCGCTGTAGGAACTGCATACAAAGCGATTCTGAAAGAAGATGACTGGATAAAGGACAGTGAGTTACCGCCGTTTCGGATTTTTATACCGTATCCGGGGGATTGTTACATTGTTTATTCCCGGAAGACCGGAAAAGCGATGCTCTCGGTTCAGATTCTTAAAGATGAGAATGAACAGCAGTATTATTTATGTTTTTCGGCAAAACAATATTTTGAGATTCAGAATGGACAGATTACAAAAACCGGCATCAATGGTTTTGGTGGCATCCCGGTAGTTGAGTACCCGAATAACCACGATCGCCTTTCTGATATCGAAATTGCAATAACCATGTTCGATACTATGAACAACATGCAGTCAAACAGAATGGATGGCGTAGAGCAGTTCGTGCAAGCTCTTATGAAGTTTAAGAACTGCGAGATTGATGAAAGCGAATTTCTGAAAATGATTAAGCTCGGCGCTATCTCTGTAAAGGATACTGGAAATGGTTGCCAGTCAGATGTTGACCTGATGACCGCCGAACTGAATCAGACAGAAAGCCAAGTCGCAAAGGACGATATCTACAGTAACATGCTGATTGTTGAAGGCATGCCAGATAGGCAGCAACAATCGTCTGGAGATACCGGTCAAGCCGTATACCTCAGAAACGGATGGGACTTTGCAGAGCGCAGAGCGAAACTGGATGAGCCATTTATCCGTGAGGCTGAGAAAGCAACTGCCAGAATCATTCTGAACATCATTCGACAGACCACAAAGGATATTTCGATTTCAACAAGAGATTTTGATGTAAAGATAACCAGGAACCCAACAGATAACATGCTTGTCAAAGCACAGGCTCTTGACTATCTGTTTAAGAATAAAATTCATCCGCTGATTGCATTGATTACCTGCGGACTTTTCAGTGATCCGCAAAAGGTATACGAGATGAGTTTGCCTTACCTGGGAACTGTATATCCCGAACTGGCAGATCCGGACGCAGAAATGCAAAAAGCACAACTATTGATTGGTAAAAACGGTCAGAATCCGACCGGAATCGATTCGACGGTAAATTCTTCGGATATCAATCAAAACTCGTAAATTCAATTATCAAAGGAACCAAGGAATAACATCCAAGGTTCCTTTTTTAATACACAAAAATAATGCAACAGCCCGTGAGCGTAAATCGGGTACAGATCATGTGCGGAGCGAACCGTGTGAAAAAGTGTGATGGTCTGAAAGAAAGGAGATTTCTATGACAAGAGAACAGGCAAAACAGGTACTTATTGGCTTCGGAATCGAAGATCCGTCTGAAGAACAGGTGACTAAATATCTTGATTCTGTTGAAACAGAGACAAAAAAAGTGAAAGAAAAAAACACCTCTCTGAAAGAAAAAGCTGATAAAGCAGATGACCTTCAAAAGGAACTGGATGATTTGAAAGCCCAGAACATGTCGGAGACTGAAAGACAGGAAGCAGAGCGGCAGAAGGAGAAAGCAGAAAACGAAAAGAGGATTTCTGATCTGGAAAAAGCACTTGCCGAATCCAAGAGGAACGCGCTTTTCAGTGAGATCACATCTACTTTCGCTAATGCAGGCCTTTCCACAGAAACATATGCAAGTGCTATCAAAGCATTTTCGTCTATGCCAGCAGATAAGTCTGAAGATGTAATGAAGGAAGTCAAAACTTTTGTCGATGGAATTTCCGTAGCAAATAAAGCAGCTCTGGACAATGCAAAATCTGAATGGGAGAAATCAGCTCTTGACGCTACTCCGAATCCAGGTGGCGGAAGTTCAGACAAGGGACAGAAAAAAGATGATAACGATAGTCCAGCAGCTAAGTACGCAAAAGCTTACTCAGCACGCATGAACCCCAAAACAGAACCGGCGGATGATAATGCACCGGTTAATTTTTAATCAAGTAAAGGAGATTTAGATTATGGCTTTTATGAAAACAAAGCAGTATGAGTCCACTCCAAATATTCTCGAATCCGAAGTTGGACTTGTTCTTAAGACTTACACCGCGGATGCAACAAACGCAACAACAGTAAATGATAAAAAAATCATCAAGGCAGGTTCCGTGTATCCGACAAATGCGACTGGTGCAAAAGGAATCGTGTTTGAAGATGTTGATATGACAGATGATGCTAAAAGACCGATTTCCGTGATCGTAGCAGGACGTGTTCTTGAGAAAAGACTGCCAGTTACAGTTGACGAAACTGCAAAAACAGAGCTTACCACGCAGGGAATTGTTTTTGTAACCACAACAGACCCAGTATTTTAAGGAGGTATAACCAATATGCCATACAATGTATTAGAAACTATCACAGCAGAAGAAAGATTAAATTTCGCTCAGAACTTTTCTGTAGCGAGACCAGGTATTCTTGATACTATTTTCCCGGATGTAAAAACACCATTCTGGAAAGCTGAGTATTACAGACTTATGGCTGGACAGCGACTGCCGGAGGTAGCATTTGTTCATGCACTCGATACTGAAGCAGAAATCGGTTCCAGACCAGGATTCGAGAAAGTTCTGACTGAAAAACTCTTTATTAAGAGAAAGATCAATCAATCCGAACGCCTCCAGGAAGCTATTGAAAATGGCGTCCCGGATAATGAAACTCTTACAAACTTTGTCTTTGACGATGCTACAAATCTGTTTGAGGGTGTTGTTGCCAGAGCAAATGTTATGAAAGGACAGTTTCTTGCTACTGGTACGGTAAAAATCAAAGAAAACAACGTTGATATGTCTATTGACTATGGCGTGCCAAGTTCTGCAAAGGTTACTCTTACCGACTGGTCCAAGGTAGACGCTGATATCATGGGCGATATTCAGAAGATGGTAACCGTAGCCGAGGATTCCGGATACGTAGTAACAAATGCAGTTACATCACTGAAGATGATTAACTACATGAGAAACAACACAGCTATGCAGACGGCCGTTCTGGGAGCTGCGAATAAACGCCTCCTTACCAGACAGGAGCTTGCAAATCTGCTTATGCAGGAGTACGGAATCACCGTTGGCCGTTGTGATGAGAAATTCCGTTACAGAAAAGCAGACGGAACTCTGTCAACTGGAAGATACTTCAAAGAGGATGTATTTACTCTTTATGAAGCTGATGCAGGCGGATCTTTCGGTACTGGACTTTGGGGACCAACACCGGAAGAGAATGAATACAGACAGTTCATTCAGGAAGAGAATCGCTCTTTCGTTACTCTTTCCATGTGGGCTACACAGGATCCAGTTGCCGTATGGACAAAAGCATCCGGTATGTTTATTCCGGTAGCACCAAAAGCCAACGGCGGTATCGTTATCGGTACGAAGGGGGAATAAGCGGGCATAGCCTTGACAAAAACAGCCAGTCACCGTCTGTAGCTAATGTTACACATAAGTATACAGAAAGCGAGCTGTCTAGTATGACTGTGGTTCAGCTGAGACAGCTTGCAAGTGACAATGGTTATGCCCTGACTTCCACAAACAAGGCTGGTATCATATCAGAAATTATAACACAGCAAGGGTAGGTGAAATGGCATGGACGAACAGCTTATAAGCGATCTGTCAATGTATCTGGAAGGTGACGAGCAGACTGCAAGGATGATTCCTTTAGCGGTCAAAAGAGCTATTCGTTCATTCCAGAAAAAACGCAATTATCCTGAGAGTTATACGGAAGAAAATATCAATAAAGATATGAACAAATGTTATGATTGCATTTTCGATTTGGCTCTTTATTTTCTCGTGAAACAAGGAGTTGAGTTTGAAACATCTCATTCGGAAAATTCTGTAAATGCAGGATGGAACTCTGAAACAGAGATATTTGTCAATCATGGCGTTTTTCCTTTTGCCAGAGGAATCTGACAGAAAAAAAGTAGGTTGAGAACGTGACGCATTTCCTCCCAGGCGTTGCTGGGGTACTTCATTATGAGGTGGGAAGAAGTACAAAAAATGTAATGGGAGTGAAGGAGAGTAGCGATGGGATGTGAACAGAATTGCTTTAACGAACACCGCTTAGAAGAATTGGAAAAAGTTGTTCACGAAATAAAAGAGAAGCAGTCTAAACGTGACGGTATTTTTTTTGAACGTATCAATGCGCTTGAAACCAAAATTGTTCTTTACAACAATGATCTCGGGCACATAAAAGATACGGTGGATGAAATGAATGATAATTTAAAATCCCTCATGGAAGCCCCGGGAAAACGCTACGATACGATTGTTGTTTGCGTTATCACGGCCGTGATCGGGGCTATTGTAGGGTTTGTATTAAGCGGTATCTTTCCGGCATAATAAGCAATTCCACTTGTAAGGGAGGCGGTGGGATTATGAATTATACAGACTTTTCAGAAGATGAAAGAAAGTTTTATCTAAGCGAATCCGGGTTTGATTCCCGAGAAAAAGAATTTTTTCGATTGAGAGTTTATGAGGAAAAGACGTTGTTTGAAACATCAGAGATTATGGGGTATAGTCCAAGAACCATTGACCGCATAAACCGAAAAGTAAAAAAGAAGATTGTTAAAGTTGCCCCGATGTATTATCGGGGCTTTTCTTTGTATCATGGCGAAAATATGGCGAAATAGTGTCGTTCAAATACTTAGGTTTCTCTCATATAATGTAAGCATAGAGAAAAGCTTACAGAGATGGGAGGAACACACTATGGCATTTTATCCATATTATCCGCAACCATTGAATCCATACCCACAAACACCGGTACAACCGTATCAAGATAGATTGACACAGTTGCAGAACAACTACCAACAGACAATACCTTATGGGCAGGCACAAATGCAACAACCGGTACAGCAGATGCCACAGATTTCCGGACTTCCGGGACAGATGGTTGACGGAATCGACACTGTAAAAGCAAAGGATGTGGATATGACCGGAAATCCTGTCTATTATCCAAAAACAGACGGCACAGAAATATACAAAAAGCAACTACAGGCAGACGGAAGAAGCAGAATTTTTGTTTACCGGATTATGGATCCAGACGAACAGCAGCAACCAAAGCCCGAAGAAAAACCGATTGACATAGAAGCTATGTTTAATCAGCTTCGGAACGATGTTTGTTCTGAGATTTCTGGAATAAAAGATTTGCTACCGGCACAAATGTCGGTAACACCGGAAGCCAAGCAGCAGAACGGAGGAAAACAGAGATGAATTTCAATCCAAATGCTATGATGCAAAAACAAGTTGAAAGAATGATTTCTCAGAGGTTCGGAAGCGTTGATAACATGATGAACGATATGAGTAAATTTGCAGGAAACAACCCAACATTGAAAAATGCTTTGGATCTGTACAAAAAAGGTGATACAGACCAGTTGCATCAGATTCAGCAAAATGTATTTAATGAAAAACACTTATCTCCAGATGGAATTATCCAAAAATTCCTTGGATTATAACACTTCCCCATAATTGGGTGATTTGAAATCGCTACAATTTGGGAGATCAGCCGCGGATGTCTCCTATTGTAAATAATATTTAAGGAGACTAAAAACATGATGAATGGTTCTAATTACAGTCTTAGCGACATTGCAGCTGCTACAGGCTCTAATAACCGTGCCAATGATATGTGGGGCGGCGATGGTTTTTCACTTATTTGGCTCGTACTGATCTTCGCAATCTTTGGATGGGGAGGTTTCGGCGGCTGGGGCGGTGGCTTCGGCGGTAATGGTGCGAACGGTTCCGGCTTCCAAGGATGGGCTACACGTGCCGATATCAACGAGGGCTTCGCTCTTAACGATATCCAGAACGGTATCAGAGGTATTCAGCAGGGTATCTGTGACAGCACATATGCACTCAACAATACCATGCAGAGTGGTTTCAACGGCATGAACGTTGGAATGCTTCAGGGCTTCAATGGCGTTCAGCAGGCGATCAATGCTGATACTGTAGCCGGTATGCAGAATACCAATGCATTACAGTCTCAGTTAGCAAACTGCTGTTGTGAAACAAGGGAAGCTATCCAGGGTATCAACTACAACCTGGCAACCAACACTTGTGCTCTTCAGAACACAATGAACAACAACACCAGAGACCTTCTGGACAATCAGAACAGCAACACAAGAGCAATTCTTGATTTCTTGACGAATGATAAGCTTGCAACATTACAGGCAGAGAACTCTGATCTGAAACGTGCTGCATCTCAGGATCGCCAGAGCGCACTTCTTACAACTGCAATGGCATCTCAGACACAGCAGTTAATTAATGCAATCAATCCGGCGGCTGTTCCGGCATACGTTGTTCCAAATCCAAACACCTACTACGGTGGGTGCAACGGATACAGCAACGGTTGCTGCTAAGTAACTCACCCTTAGAGGTTGACTAATTCTAAGAGGTGGGTTGCGGCTCACCTCTTATCTGATTGAGAGGTAGAAGTATGAGTTGTAAAAACGTTTGTAAACTCTGCAATCGTCTTGTGATAAGCCAAGCTGTTGCGTTTACTGGTGGTAATCTTGTGATTACACTTCCGGCAGGTAGTTATAACAACGGTGAAAAATATTGCATTGTGATTGCACAGAGCATACCAGAAACCACTACGATTAACGCTCCGGTGGTGATTCAGATAGGAACGGGAACAACCCTGTATCCATTACAGAATCGTTGCTGTGCACAGGTTACGGCTTGTGGCGTAAGAACCAGAACGAAGTACGCAACCAGAGTAGCCACAAATGCAACCGGCGGAGTATTCAAGATGTTAGGGAATCCGGCTTGTAGTCCGAGTAATAATTTGACAGCAATTAATGGTACAGCCCCAACAGCAGATACACCTGTTACACAGGCTGTTAGAAAGGGGGCACTGTAATGCATAAAGTTGCAATGGAAATGGGAAAATGGGCTATGGAAAAAGCCAAGACACATGGCTTCGATAATCTCAGTGCTCAAGACTGGGACGATCTGAAGGACTGCATGGAATCTGTGAAATGTGCGATTTGTGCAGATAAAGATTACAGAATCGTAGAAGCTATGGACGAATGCGAACAGGAAGAAAAGTATCTTGGGCGCATGGGATATGACAGATATCGCTATTCCAATGGCAGATTTGCCCCAAAGGGCAGAGGAAGCCGCATGGGATACAAGCCATATCTGTACATGGAAGATGATGACTGGATGGACGAGTATCTGAACAATCCAGAGTTTGAGCAGAAAATGTACCGCATGGGATATCATCCGGACCGTAGTGATATGAGAATGGATGGAATGAACCATAAGCAGTCCAGATATGGTGAGGCCTATGATAGATACAGCGAGAATCGCAGACATTACCATGATTCCAAAGATGCAGATTCAAAACAGAAGATGGACAGTTCGATGAAGGAGTACACGCAGGATGTTATTCGTACCATGTCTGAGATGTGGTCGGATGCAGACACAACCCTTAGACAGCAGATGAAAACTGATTTGACTAAGTTACTTCAACAGATGAACTAAAAGCAAGATAAGATTAAGCCCTTGTTACAGAAGTGTAGCAGGGGCTTTTTGGTTTAAAGGCGGTGGTTTTATGCTAAGACAATTTTACATGAATGGTGAAAGATGGAAAGTCCGGTTTACTCACCCGCAGAATCCGGTGCTGATTGACCGTACCGGTACTATGACCTGCGCTGTGACGGACGGAAACACAAGAACTGTTTGGATTTCTGATGCTATTTCGGGTGAATTTCTCACAAGGGTAGTTTTACATGAGTTAAGCCATGCAATGATGTTTTCGAGTGGATTTCTTAAAGAACTACATAGACTTGTGCCCCGTGAGAATTGGGTAGAAGTAGAAGAGTTGATTGCCAATCTGATTGCTGACAAAGCAAGGCAGATTTTTGAAATTGCATATGAGATTGTAGGGGATGAAGCAATACATTTTGTTCCGTATTTATTGGAAAAAGTGGCGTAAGATAGACCATTTCTTATTGTGGTGACCAGAGATATTTTAGGAAATCAATTTATATATGCGCCCCCCCCTGTCAGACCAGAAAGGATATTTGTATGAGAATTTTAAAATTTAAAGTTGAAAACCAAAAAATATACCAAGACCCAAGTTGCGATTTTACTGGACTTGTAAAAGGAACTTCTGGATATTTAAAAGCGTTCTTTTCTTTTTCACCTGAATGGAATGGATGCAAGATAGCAGCTTCTTTTTGGCGGATGGACAAAGAATATCCGATATTGGTGCAAAATGGACAATGTGAAATTCCATCTAAAGCTCTTGCGTGGGATTATTTTGGGGTTTCGGTCACAGGTATAAAAGACAACGGTAAATTTATCATAACATCAGATAAAATAACGATTCCACAACGGGGGTAGAAAAATGACATCAGCACTTGATTTACTTATGGATTCAGATTCGACAGCAGAAACAACTACATTATTAGAAAGCAACGGAATATGCACAATCGACTCCAGAACACGAACTATTTTTGTGCCTCCAGAAATCATAGTTGGGGCGGTGCAATCTGACAAAAATGCAGAACGAATTAAATTCTCTTGCCCGAAGATAGTGGGAGATAATCTTGATTTATCAAAATTTTCAATTCGAATCAACTTTGAAAATGTAAGTAGCGTAGACCCAGACATTTCCATAAAAGACCAATACATTTGTGAAGATGCTTCTATAAACGGAGATAACATAACATTTTCATGGGTTATTGGAAAAAACGCCGCGCGATACATGGGAACAATAAGATTCATTGTCTGCGCTGTTAAGACAGATTCTGATTCAAATATCAGTATTGAATGGAACACTACCGTAGCGCAAATTCCTGTTTTAGAAGGAATCCAAGTTGACCAGCCATCTCTTGATGAAAACAACAAAGATATAATTAATCAACTTCTAGCTATTACCAAAACTGCATCTGACGAGGCGGTGAAAAATGTAAATTCTGCAAAAGAGCAAGCCATTACGGACATTCAGAATGTTTCACAGCCAGATAAAACTCTTACCGTTGAAGGCGGTATTGCCGATGCAAAAGCCACAGGAAATGCGATTAGTTCATTAAGGGAAGATAAAGTTGATAAACCTTCTGCCGCTGACGATGGCAAAATACCAAGAGCAAAGGAGGGAGCGGTGGAGTGGGTGGAGGTAGGACAACCGACAGACGAACAGACAAATAGCGCAGTATCAAGTTGGTTGAATGAACATCCAGAAGCAACAACTACGGTGCAAGATGGCAGTCTGAATGAAAAAAAAATACAGGCCTCATTTAGAAAAAAAATAAAAAGAACATACCGTACTTTTCAAGATGTATTAAACGACAATTTTTTGGAAACAGGTACTTACATAGAAACAACTGGTTTTTATAGCACTGATGATGGTGGCGGTGGTTTATATTTAGTGTCAACTTATGCTCCATCGGATGGGAACCCTTGCTATTTTTCGTATTTTGACAAATATATTGTTTATATTGCAAAAGAAAATGTTTGTAATGCACTTGCACTTGGTATAAAGAAAGACGGCTCACTCGATTGTTCCGACATAGTCAATAAATTTTTTGCGAGTAAACAAGTAGAATCAAAACGATATTATTCACTGTATTTCCCAGCAGGAGTATATCTTTTCACAAATCCCATTAAGATTGAAAATACTGTGGCATACGCTAATATTTCGGGTTGCGCATCATCACGAGGAACATACGCTTATGTACACAATGACAATTTTTATCCCAAATATTCTGCCACTGTATTTGCTTTTGACATTCCTAAAAACACAACAGCAATGACTGTAGACATAGAAACAGATGGTTCATTTAACATGAATGGGATAACTTTTGTTTCAAATTCTTCTTTATTCAAATCGGAGGAATTTGAAACAAGACCAACAGTACCTTATAATGTCTTTTCGATTGAAAAAAAAGTCGAAAATGTTAATGGGTTAAATATAGAAAATTGTCGAAGAACAAGTGTTGAGAATTGCAGCTTTATAGGTTTTAGCGGATATGGATTACGCTCTTATTCGCATAATATCTTAAACTGTTTTTTCTCTGATTGTTCTGTAGGAGTTGAAAATAACAAATCAGATTTAATGCTTTTTAACTGTTATATATCAAGATGCGAAAACGGCATTAAGGCGGGGTGTGGTGGCGTAATATGGGTATCAAATACATTTATTGACCAATGTGTTATGCACGGAATTTTATCTGAAAACCAGCCACAGACAACGCTTGTAGTAAATGGATGTGTGATCGACCATATTGGTTATTCGGGTATTTGTGTGGAATATGCGTTGGATGCGAACATTGATGCTCGTATGGGAAGATGTGGCATGTATTACGCAGGCAAAACTAATGGATTTTCGGATATGCTAAAAGATGAAAAAAAGAAAGCAACGACAATATATTATGGACAGCTTCTTCATGGAAATTTTAGACTAAATATATATAAAAGAAGCATTACAGATGATTCTACAAACCTAGATTATGTTTTACCAAATGTCGTTTTCGGTGGCACATATAAAAATGTTGTTGTAACTGGACTGCATTACAAAGATTATCTATTGTTTTGCAATGAAGAAAATGTTCACAACACGACGATATATGCTGATGATGGCATTCACACATACTCATAATTAACAAAAGAGGGCTTTAATTAATTTATTTTAAATCAAAAAAGTCCCCAGAACTGAGGAACTGGGGACTGGAAGATTATGAAATCTGGGGATACGCCGTTCCCTGATTTCTTTATGAGAATAATATAAAAAAGCATTTTTGTCAATGGAGGGTGCATATATGAGAGGCAGACTTCGCCAAAAACAGTCCATATGGATTTCAACAGTAAAAGAAAAAAACAATGGAATGGATAAACTTCTTGTCTATTCAAACCCACAAAAGAAGAACATTTCAGTATCGGCAACAGCCGGTACGCCGGAAGAATTGTCTGCCGGAATCGTTCCTGACTATGACCGGTACATTACGGTTTTTGACCGAACATTTCAACCAAAAGAAGGCAACGTCTTGTGGATTGATGTCGTGCCGGAAGTCGGGGAAGATGGGTCATTAATTCTCGATGAAGATAATAGCCCGACTGTTCTCCCAGACTACAGGCTCAAGAGAATCCTTGACACTCAAAAAGGACAAGTTGCCAGATACGGAATAGCGAATATTGGTGGCAACAATGAGTAGGAAAACAATCCAGTGTAGTTTGAACCATAATTCTTTGCGGTCTGCAATTCAGCAGTTAGAAGCATATCAGAAAGATATTCAAAGGAAGAACCAGATTTTCATTGACAAACTGGCTCAAGAGGGAATACAGGTTATCCAGACCACGATGGAATCTGTTCCGACCGAAGAAAAAGGTTCTTACTACACGGAAGTTATCAATAACGGACATGGCGATATTGTTGGTGCAGCAGTCCGACTTTCCGGGGATAAGGTTCTTTTTATTGAGTTTAGTGCCGGTATTTCTTATGGAACGGATAGCTATCCTTTGCCATCTGGTGCTGATTACGGTGTTGGTACTTACCCAGACCAAAAACACGCCTACGACCCAAACGGATGGTGGTATGTGGATGAAAGCGGACAAAAGCATCATTCTTATGGTAACAGGGCGTACATGCCGATGTACCACGCGGAAGAAGCTATTATTATGCAGATACGACATATCGCAAAGGAAGTGTTTGGAAGATAGAATAAAGCCCGGAGTGATCTGGGCTTCTATTTTTTTTACCTTAAAACAGATAAAAATAGTCCAGTATATTATACGATTTGCCTATGTAAAAATATGGAATCATATGCCACGTTTTTTGTACAATTAAGATGCGAAGCATCTACCGGAAAGGTAGGTGCTTTTTTTATGCCAAAAAAATAAATCATAAAAGATAATTGAACAGGCAGGGTGATTAAATGCCGAAAATATTAAAAAACCCAATATCCGAGATATACGAGCGCTGGAATAAATCTGTCGAACCTGTAGTTGGTAAAGGAAATTTTTCCATGGATAGAAGTCAAACTCTTGCGCCTGGAAAGAAAACCTACGCAAGACTTTATATGTTGGGAAACATCCTAACAGAAGGAGACCTTGAAGGTGACGAATGCGCCACGGTTCCGACTGTCCAGATTGAGTGCTTTGCCACAGGCACAGATCCGCTTGCAAAAGTATATCAGATTGACGAAAAAAGTCATCAGTCTATGGTTGGCATGGGCTTTCGTAGAACCTACGGACCCGAACTCATGGGAAACGCTGATGATAGTATCAAACGGCTTGTTAGCCGATACACAAGAATTTATACCGGGCAGTTGCTTGGCGAATGAAAGGGGTGAGATAGAATGGATCAGATCATGAACTATGTGAAACCAGAACTTCTGGTTGTAGCTGTAGTCCTGTATTTTGTAGGAGTATTCCTCAAACAGGCTGAAACCGTAGCTGACAAATACATTCCTGGAATCCTCGGACTTCTGGGCGTAGTTGTCTGCGGAATCTATGTTTTCGCTACATCTACAGTCACAGGCGGTCAGGAAATTGCAATGGCAGTTTTTACCGCAATCACACAAGGTATTCTTGTCGCAGGACTGAGTACTTATGTGAATCAGGTCATTAAACAAGTAGGCAAAGAAGAGTAGAAGGGCGGTGATCCTTTTATCTCCCAGGCACAGGGTTACGTGTCAGAGCCATTAAGGCTCTTTTTTTATTGAAATAATTTATAGCCGAAAGGCGGAAAGGAGCCACTATGGCATCAGGAAACATCGCAGGAATTAGTACCGTTGGTGCTCTTACCGGTTATGCAGTAGAGACAGTAGCGGGAACAAAACCAACAAAATTCACTATGCTTCACAGAATAAATGCTTCTGATGAAATCGCTATCGACGTTGAGACTATTGACGCATCTGCGCTCGAAGATGAAATTGAGAGAACTATCGCAGGTCGTGGTTCAACCGGTGGTACGTTCAATGTAACTGTAAACGTTACGGACGAAACAATCAAAGAGTGGGAAGATCTTATCACCGCTTACAAAACAGCTCATGCAAGTGGTCTGTCTATGTGGTACGAGGAATATTATCCGGCTCTTCAGAAAGCGTTTTTCACTAAGATCGAGCCGCCGACTATCATCCCTAAACCGGCAAGAGACCAGAACGGTCTTCTTACTGTTGACATGTCCCTGACTATCAATGAGTACGTCGGCCCGGACACAGCGGTTAAGCCAACCGAAGGCGAATAACAAACATATCTAACTGGGAGGAAACGATATTATGTATAAACTTTTAAAGATTGGTAACAAAGAGTATAAACTGGAATACAGCATCGAAGCATCTCTTTATGATGATTGCGTTAAAAGTGTAATGAATACACTTCTGGCAACAAGCGGTGGTGTGGATAAAACGCCGGAAGAAATGATTTCCGGCATGGCAAATATTCCGAACACAGCATTAACCGTGTTTTATGCAGGACTTCTTCAATATCATGGGGACAGCCCGGATGCAGACGGTTCTGTTCCGAATCTTGCAACTGCGAAGAAACTTGCAGCACAATTTATTCAGGAACATAAGGACGATGAGCAGGGTAACTTTTACGGTATCTTTGCCATGTGTCTTGAACAGATGGAGGAAGATGGTTTTTTCAAACTGACCGGTCTGGAGACGTTCATGGACGATCTGAACGTAGCAGCCAAACCGAAGAAAACTCCGAAGAAACCGACAGATCACCAGAAAAAAGTTACAGCGAAATAATCTGGACAGAGTTATATCCGGCGGCAGTTCGCATCGGAATGAGCCGGAAAGAATTTCTCAGAAGTACCATACGTGACCTTCAAGTAAGGATACGTGAGTACGAGAAAGGTAAACGTGATGAGATAGAAACTCAGGTAAAACTGATTGAATATCAGTCATGGCTTTCCGGCTTATATGTGAAATCTGCGGTATCAAGTGCGCTTTCTGGCAAAGCAAAATATCCAGATAAACCAATCACAGAAAAAACAAAGAAACCACAGCTTGAAGAAAAAACAGATGTTCCGAAACGGTCTGAAGCTGAATTGAAGCAGGAAGAACGTTACTACGAACTTCTGATAAAAAAGGCAAATGCGAATATCGCTGAGATAGGAAGTGAAGAGGGCAGACAGGATGAATAAAAAGTCTTGTCTGCCCTTATTTTTTTTGATTAAAAGGAGGCAAATAACAGTTAAAGAAAACTTATAATAAATTATAAATAAGTGTTGACTTTTATAATTTTCATAATTAAAGAAAGAACCAGATTATTACTGGTTCTTCATATACTCTTTGAGAATATTGATTACTAGATTATTAAATGAACGCCCTTCCTTTTTTGCGATTTCTTCTAGTTGAGATTTTAATTCTTTTTCAATAGTTATATTAGTACGAGTTTTGTTTGGTGCTACTTGACCTGCTGGCATATTATTTCACCTCCTTGATAACAATATATCACTTAAAATAATTGTTGTCAAGTTGGTATCGATTAGTTGTTGACAAGTTGATACCAACTTGGTATAATATAATTAGAAAGGAAGGTGAAAAAGATGATAAAAACAATTCGAGTAATGCTGATTCCAAATAATAAGCAAAAGACAAAACTCTTTCGATATGCCAATACTGCCAGATTTGCTTATAACTGGGCTTTGGCTAGGGAAATAGAAAACTATGAAAATGGTGGTAAGTTCCTATCTGATAGTGATTTGAGAAAAGAATTTACACAATTAAAGAAAGCAGAGGAATATTCTTGGTTAAATAAAATTTCAAATAATGTAACCAAACAGGCTATTAAAGATGCTTGTAATGCATATAAGAGATTCTTCAAAGGATATTCGAAGTTTCCAAAATTCAAAAGTCGTAAATATTCTGTTCCATCTTTCTATCAAGACAATGTAAAGATTAAGTTTACAGAAACTCATGTAAAAGTTGAGGGATTTACAACCTCTAAAAGGAAAAATAAGCAGAAAATAAATTGGATTAGACTTGCAGAACACAATCGGATACCTACAGATTGTAAATACACGAGTCCTCGTATTAAGTATAATGGATTAAATTGGTGGATTACAGTAGGTGTTGAATATGAAGATTCTACTACTATTCCATCTAATGATGGAATTGGTATAGATCTAGGAATCAAAGATCTGGCTATTTGCTCTGATGGAGCTAAGTATAAGAACATCAATAAAAGTCAGAAAGTAAAGAAACTAGAAAAACAGAAACGCAGATTACAGCGTAGTATCTCTCGCTCTTACGAGAAAAATAAGAAAGGAGAAAGTTACTGCAAAACAAATAATGTAATCAAAAAGGAAAAACTTTTATTAAAACGAAATCACAGATTAACAAATATCCGTAAGAACTATTTGAATCAGACTACATCTGAAATTGTAAATCGAAAACCAAGATTTATTTGTATTGAAGATTTGAATGTTAGTGGAATGATGAAAAATAGACATTTATCAAAAGCAGTTCAGAATCAGGGTTTTTTTGAGTTTAGAAAGCAGCTTGAACACAAGTGCAGCGATAAAGGAATTCAGCTTATTGTGGCTGATCGGTTTTATCCATCATCAAAGCTTTGCAGTTGCTGTGGAAACATTAAAAAAGACTTGAAATTATCTGACAGGATTTATAAATGTAATTGTGGAAATGTCATTGATAGAGATTTACAGGCATCTATAAATCTCAAGGCTTATGGAGAAAGATTTGCAAGCTAACACTAAAACGTTAGTGCAAATATGTACGGGTACGTTAATCCGGAATTTACGCCTATGGAGAGTACAAGAACTTGTGAGTAGATAGATATTTATATCATCAAAAGCATACTCGTTGAAGTAGGAATGAAACATAGAAGTTTATAACTTTTTATAAG